TGAACAGTCTTAAGCCAACCAGCGGATATGTCAGATTGTCCTGCAACAGATGATTTTGATCCTGATGATGACGAGCAAGCTAGTTGTTATGATAATTATGGCAATACACAAGTAGGAGATATACAAGGAGGATTAAATCCTTGTTGTAGTGCTGAAGGTGCAATTTGGGATGAGGATTGTCCAGGTTGTACTGTGGGGGACTATATAGATATGGATGGAGATGATAGCTGGGTATATGACTTTTTTAATTTTTCAGGTGCGTGCATTCCAACTGGTCAATGCGGTTGTTAGTAAAGGATAAATAATGGCGATAAAAAGAAAAGCATACGTAGATAGTTTGCAAAATTTAATGAATGATTTGCCAGGATTGCTACTTAAAGCTCAAGCAAATAATGAAGCAAATGCTATTAATAGAGAAAAATTACAAATGCAGGAAGATGCTGCATATGCTGAATTATTATTAGGAAATTTAAGCATGCAGTTAGAGAGCGCTAAGTCCGACATTGCAGATGATAAAGCTATTATAGAAGCTATTGATGAAGATTTTCGAAATACTACATCTAATTTACCTGAATACGGAGATGTTGAATTTACGGGTGGAAATGCTGAAAGACTACTTAATGAGACTAATGAACGTATAGTAGGGCCATATAAAGATGCTATTGTAAAAAGAAGCGAGTTGGTTGGTGGTTATCTTGATGAAGCTGCTAAATATGATGCAATTAGACAGATGAAAGAACAGGACGCAAAAGCATTAGACTTTCTAAAAGCCAATATGTTGCAAAATACAATGACAATAGCCGCGTCAGGTGGAGATCTTAATATGATTGACGCTGAGGATTTTATACCTTATTGGGAACAGACTTTACAACCTCAATTAATTGAAAAAGGATTTATTCCAGAAGGTGAGGCAGGATTTAAAAAAGCTGAAAGATTTAAGAATGTATGGCTAGGAATGCTTGCTCCAGAAACATCTAGGATGGAGCAAAGAGAAAAGATTATAGCTTTTAAATCTAATAAAGTTAAGGAGATGATAGCAGAAAAAAATCTAATTGATATTGAAGACCATTGGAATGAACTTGATCTTACTTCTAGGGAGACTATTTTAGATATACAATTTAAGAAAGTTGATAGAGTTCTTGATCCTATAATAGGTAATCTAGAAACTAGTCAAGTAGGCTCTCTTATTGATTCTAAGGTTGCACTGCTTACACAAATAGAGGAGGATCCAGAAGCCGCAGCTGGAGCTTTAGAACGCTATTGGGATGAGGAAACCATAATGCTTAATGATGCATATAATTCTCAAGCTGTTAAGGTAGGTCAAATGATATTGGGAGATATTGGAGGTGAAGCACAAGATAGGAATACGACTTATAAATGGGTTGCAGAATATTTTATGGAGGCTGTAATAGCTGCCACAGATACAACTAATCCTCAAAAAGCAAAGATAATCCAGGCATTATCATGGTTAGATAGAGGATTAAAAGTTCAACAAGTGCTAAATGCAGAAGGCGGTCTGGAGACTAAATATATGGAGCAGAATGGTAAGAGAGTTGCAGTTCCTAGAAAAATTGATCCATCACTTAAAAAAGAAATTTTAAGCTGGATGGGTCTGCAGGAATATGATTTTGACCAAGGTGTTTTAGGTGGAGTGATAGAATTATATAATTGGGGCATGAGCAAGCAAGCAGAATCTATTTTAAAATCATTTGAATCAGATAAGCCAGGAGTGGGAGATGCAGGGTTTATAGTTCCTGAGTTACCAGAAGGATATTATACTCCTCCAGCTGAGCCTGAATTTAAAGGAGGGACTTATCAGAGCCCACGTTCAGCTTCTTTGAATCAAGAAGTAGATAATGCAGTAATGAATATGCTAGAAGAGACAGAAAATGATTGGATAATTTAGTATGGGGAGAAAGATAATAAACTATGCCTTACATGGTCCGTATGCCAATATAAAGCAAAGAAGATTAAAGGCAAATTTTAATGACTTCCAACTTCCAGGTCAATCTTTATTGGAAGTAGAAGATGATGCATCTTTACAGGGAAATGATGATTCGTTTGGTTCGTTAAATTATGATTTAAAATTAAAGAAACAAGCTGATGATGAGCAAAGAGCATTAGAAAATCAGATGAGGGAAAGTCAGAAGCCTAATGCGTGGGAGGAAGTTCCTGTAATAGGTACAGCTATGGACTTTCTTGGCAATGCTGTTTGGGGTGCTGCTGAAACTGCAATTATACCTACAGTGATGGACATTGGTACAGGTGGTGAAATTAGTCAATTCTTTGGATCTCAGGACTGGAAAGATGAATCATTAGCTGGTAATTTAGGATATGCATTAGGTAGTGCAGTTGGATTTATTTCTGGTGTTGGCTTAGTAGGTAAAGGGCTTTCATGGGCATCTCAACTAGGTAGAGGTTCTATAAAATATTATGCTGATGATGTAGCTACAGCATTAGTTAAATCATCTCCTGATTTAATCACTAAGGAATCTGCAAAAAGAAATTCCAAACAACTTTTAGATGTTGCTAGAGATGCGATTGATGATGGTATTTCAAGCGAACTTAAGAAGAGTTGGCCAGTACTCAATTTCTTTCAAAGAAAAGCTTTACGCGATGCTCCATTAAACGATACTGCAATCCTTGTAAATACTAGTAGTCGATTAAAAACTGAACTAAAGGATATATTTGGCTTAACAGGCGATAAATTAGATGATGCAGTACGATTAGTAATGGATACAGCGTCACGTTCTCGTAGTCATAATTTTGGACACCATTTAACGCAAAGATTGATGAATAGAGGGTTTTGGGGCAACAACCCTTGGAATAAGCATGTTTGGGGAGAAAATGTTGCAACTAGAATTGGAAATGCATTGTATGAAGCGTCATTATTAAGCGTTCATAGTGTTGTATTGGGTGAAGCAGCGGATTTTGTAGCTAAACAGCAACGATTAACTGATAGTGAGTGGAAGTTTGAGTCTATATGGTCCAGAGGATGGCATTCTGCATTACTGGGAGGTGCTCTTTCACAAGCTAGATTTGTAACTGGTGGTAAAGCTGTTGTATGGGGTCATTCAGGTATGATAAATGACATGAAGCAGATGACTAAAGCATTATACTATAACTTTAAAGATATTAGCAAGATGTCTCCAAAAGCAAAGCAATCTGTTTTAACTACTATATTCGATACATCTGGGAAGAATTCATCTATATTTAAATCAGTTGAAGGTATGGGTGAGACGTTATTGAAGAAAGTCGTCTTAAATGAGGCTGATGATGCAATTTTAACTAATGCAATGAGACATTTTCAAAAGGAATTACCAACGACTATAAAGAATCTTAGTAAAGAAATATTAAGAGATGGATGGGAATCTTCTAGAAGAGCTATGCTAGGGTCTGCTATTATGAACTTCCCTATGTGGAAACAAGCACATGAAGAACGTCAATTGTTTACAGAAGATTATCCTGCAACTAGAATGATATTTGATCAATTAGTTGGTTGGACATATATGAAGAGAGGTACTCCAGTCAGAGGAATGAGGGGACAAGAGCCTGCTAAGTTCCCTAGATATTTTGAGCAAACTGGAGTGCAAGCTAAAGGTAATGAGATTGCTTTAATGGAAAAATTTATGGTTGAAATAGGAAGAAAAGATTCTGACCTTCAATTGATACAGACCTTTAGACATAATACAGACGATTCTTTGATAGATCGTATTGAGCGAGAAAAGGTTAATGGCAATGTAGATTTAGCTGCATTACATAAAGAAGTTACTAAAGATTTTATTGATGCAAATGATATGATGGATGTTCTTAAATCGGATCCAAATGCCAAGCATTGGACAGATTGGATAGCAGATAGAGTGGATGTTGTTCGCAAGAAAATGGAGAAAGCTACTGGAGATGAACGGAAAAAATTAGAGGCAGAATATAATGATTTAATTGAAATGAAAGTAGTTGCTGAAACTATTGTTGCGCATATGCTAGTTGGAAATTCAGGTAAAATATTAAGACCCATGAGTGAAATGGATGCTATGGATTTCGCTAGAAGATTAAAGGATTTTAAAGTTGATGATGGGACTAAACCTTTAACAGCCGAAAATGTAGAACATACATTAAATCATTTAAGATCTCATTCTGCTAATGAAGTAACAAGGGTTGTTAGAGATCTCACTCAAGAGTATTTAAGAGAAAGCCTTGATGCTTTGGGGCTTTGGTCGGGAGATTTGCTAGGTGCTGACGGAAGAATACAGATACATACTAGTGTATTAACTGCTCTCGATAAAGGTCGGAATCAGAAAATAGCAGGAGAAACAAGTTATGAGCCTGCATTTTATCAATTAGTTGAAATGATTAGAAATGCTGCAGATGCAGGCGTTGTAAGAATCGGTGAATATGGACCTAGATATAGAAGTCAGGAATTAAATGCTATAGATGTATTGGAAAAGTTTAATAGAATATATCATACATATACAGAAAGAATGCATGATATGGTATTCAATGATGGTAGTACTAGTTCAAATTGGAGGCAGATTGTACCAGGCTGGGATAAAGATAAAGGGTATTTTGACCCTTCTATAATGTCTTCAACTGCTGTATGGAGTGCTATACAAACTCAAAATAGAATACAGCGGCATGATTTTGCATATCAAATTTTAACAGGTCGGCAAACAAATCCTCAAATAGCTGATGTATTTCTTAAATTAAGAGATTGGTTTGGTGGTACTAAGAAAATTGAATTTAAACCTGATACTGATATTACAGATATTCCACCAGAACTACAAGTATTCATGGATAATCTTAATCATATTCATGCATTGATAAATCCTCATGCATCAGAAGGAAGTCGCCAACTTAGCATTAAAGAACTAAAAAATATAATGGAGCAAGTAAGCGATCCTTCTAGAGGTGTAGGTAATTTATTTGTTGATGCAAATGAGTTTTTCCATTTTAAAGAATTTGTATATCAGAAATATATTGATGATATATCTGGGAATCCTAATTTAGGCTCTGGATTAAAAAGAGTTATAGCTAAATCGTTAGAGTTAGATAATCCATTATCTGTTCGTAGAAGAGGAGGGGTGGAACTAGTTACTTCTAGGACTTTAAGAGAATTATTATTAGAAGGTAAAAATAGCTTAACTGAAGGATTAAGCGAAGCAGATAGATATACTATAGAATTAATCGATGCATATGAAAAGCTTATAGAAACTCCTTTGCGAAATGAATTAAGCGAGCAAAGTGCGGTTATATCTTTTAGCGAACAATTAAAGCCTTCACTCGACTTTATTAATAAAAGTGAAATTAAACAAGTTTTGAGAGATATGTTAAATCAAGTAAATAAGATTAATGAACATGAATTTACTTCTCTTCTTTCTGACGTTGGACGCATGGGAGGAACTCTTGAAAATATATTGAATAAAGCTGGAGACATGGAAGTTCAGGCACTTCAAGCTGGTGATGCAAAGGCAATGGATGATATTAAGATAGCTATTGCAGATTTATCAAAATCACAAGGCCAATTAGAAACTTTAATTCAAATGTATATTAGCAACAGAGACATGGTTGGACTTCGAGTTTTAATCAATAATAGATCTGAATTTTTAAAAACTATTCATGAATTGTCTGTAGATCCATTAACTACATCTGAAAGTCTTATAAGATATCAAGAAAAACTTGATGGGTTTGTTGAAACAGCTTTAAGAGAGAGAAATGCAAAACTTGATATAGCTGATATTAAATCTCTTAATGATTATATTGCAGAACAAATTGACGATATTGCACTTTCAGATAGAAATGGTCAGCTAAAGACTCATAGTCACAGTATATCAGATAATCAATATGTAAGTAGATGGCATAATGGCGATATGAACTTTTTAGAAATAATTAAAAAGCAGCCTATACAATTATTGAATGATATTGCTGCTTTGGATGCTAATGCTAAAACTTTAATAACGGAATATTATAAAGATCCGTCTGTGCTTGATCCAAATAGTGATACATTTATTGGAGTCAAGAGCTATGTAGATACAGTTATTAAGCCAATTTTAGAATCACAAAAATCTCGTATTGAAAAGATGACTGAGGTTAATTTAGGAAAGGATGGAGCTGAAAGGTGGGAGAATTTTGTTTTAGATACTTATGCTGTTCTTGTTTCAGGTATGGCTTCGAAAAGAGTTGCAATAGGTATCTTTGAAAATGGTACATTGCATATAAGTGAAGGAAAGATATCTAATTGGGATACTGGTATCAATAAACTTCAACGTAAATTAGGTATAGGGCATATGGATGGATCTATATTATTAGCAGGAGGTCGAATAGGTACTGATAGAGGCTTTACTACCAGGCTATCTCGTAGCGTCTTAGATCAATTGGAAGCCAAGATGGCTAAAGGTAGCTTTATAGATATATCTGCAAAAGAATTGATGTCAAGAGAAGATAAATTATTACTTGAAGAGTTTGAACATAGGCTAGCTGGGACTGGTTATGATGGTTCAGTTAAATACCTTCCTATATTGATCGATGGAAAGACTATGATATTTGTTCATAAAGGTGCTGGTGTGCAAATTATGAGACATTGGGCTGATCCTAAAAGTGAAATTAGAAGAGATTTATTGAATATCTTTGAAGGCAATCCTAATGCTCAATCGATTGTTAACGAATATATGGTTAAACAATTTGATGCTGTTATTAATTCTGCTGGGCATGCAACTATTAAAAATAATGCTACGAATATTAAGAAATTAGTTTTATTCACTAGAATGATGAATGTAGCTCAAGATGCAGTACAAGATATGATACTGAAACAAATGTCTCCAATAGATGCTTTAAGTGAATTGAAATATGAAACAATGGATAGTCCTAGATCTGGAGTTTCATTAAATGACAGAAATTTATTATTTGCCAAAGAATTCTTAAATACAATGTTACCAAAATCTGATAGACTAGGGAATGCTGTTGAAATTTTTAATAATCACATGTTTGATCAGCAAGGTAATATTACTAAGCATAGAAAAATTATAATAAATGATGAGACAGGTCCTGGAGTTGATTTTTTCAACACTCAAACATCTGCTAAAAAAGAGCTTGTTGCACAATTTGTAGACAAATTCAATATGAAGAAGGCAGATGCCGAAGCTAGAGCCGATGATATTTTAGAGTTTTACAGCCCTGTTGCTGCATCAAAGGTCAATGGATCAACATATTTATCGTTACCAGAAATGGTTGCACAATTAATGGCGAAGGGTGGTAATCCAGAGTGGTTTGTTAGAGATGCTGCTGGGGAAATTATTGGCGTTAATGTTGTTATTAAGCCTATAGAGAATCATTTACAATCGAATTATGACACTGGAGAGATTACAATATTCCAAGGAAAGACTGCATATACATATCATCCTAGCATGGATGCGGCTATGAAAGGTGCTGACGGCAAATATCTAGTAGACTCTATTGCATTTGGTAGTACTGCTAAGAAGAATGTTAGAAAAAAATCAGGTAGTACTGAATTTGAATCTAGGAATCATGATTTAAAATCCAAATATGTTAAAGATAGTAAGGCTGAAGACATTGATGTTTTAGTAGAGGGAGTTAAAGAAAGTCCATACAGATTAGACATTATAGAACTACCACGAGAGGCTATTTTTATTAAGTCTATTAGTGGAGCCCATGATGCCACTATGTCTTCTGGATATACTAATTTTTTATCTAATGATGCATTAAGAGCTATACAGTCAGTTACAAGTGCCAAGGGTAATGTTGCTGATATGATGAATCGTTATGCTCATATGTGGGAAAATCCATTTACATATTTAAAAGTAGCTGAGCAATTAAGAGCTATACATGCTGAAGATGGTAATTTAACAGCTCGCTTGCTTGGAGTAGAAGGAATATTGCAAGCAGGAGGTCTGCCAGTATTTGAATATATGGGACCTCAAATAGAGAAGATGCTAAATGCTGAATATTTAGGGAAAAGAGACTTTGCCTCGAGTACTCTAACAGATGGGGCTTATAATGTTATGACTCCTGGATTTGGCCTTTCTTTACCTGTTAGAGTTCAAAATGGAACCAGGTATGCAGATAAATATGGTTTAATAGGGCAAGCAGATGGAGTTCAGCTTTCTTATGGAGGGTCTGGAATTCCTTATAATCAATATAATAAAAATATAGAAAAGCATTTGATAGCTAGCAAAGATGGTGTTATAGGCGATGCTTCTCAAGGTTTAAACTTAATCTTTACTTTGGATAAAGGTGTTATTAAGAAATTTGGATTAGAAGAGTTGTTTGCTCCAGGACACGATATTATTGTCACTCATGATGGAAGAATATTAGGACCACATCTAAGAAGTTTAAGTCAGCCACAGCATTTTAAACAGATGGACAAGTTTGAAAGCTACATAAAAGAACAGTATCAATTTGTTTTAAAATCAGCTTCAGAAAATAAAGTTAGCACATTGGGAGATTTAGCACTCTTTATTGATGGACAGATTTTAGACTCTAAAGTAGGGCATTTGACAGACATTACTCTTAATAATTCTTCTTCTAGTTCTATGGCCAAAACAATTAAAATAGGTAATGCAAATGCTTTTAAAGGAGTGCATCTATCAACAACTGATTTACGAACTCCTAAGGCAGGATTGAATGATTGGGTTATTACTAAGGTAGAAAAACTAATAGACCAACGAAGAGGCCCAGTAAGCGAGATGAATAAGCTTGATGTTATAGACCCTCAAGATGCTGATTTTGATTTAGATAAATCTAGTAGTATACATGCAATGCCAGGGACGGTTGTCGAAGAAATGTTTTATGTTACAGGAATGATAGATCCTGCGACTAGAATTTTCGAGCGCGTATTAGATGAGGTAAGATTAGAAAATCCTGATTTAAAAGAAGATTATTTTATTAGCATTAAAAACAAAGAGTCTAAAAGACCATTATTAGTAAGGCAGCATGCTATTCAGTCGTTCTTACTACAAGCAATGGTTGCTCAAAGACCTGGGCATAAACTTTGGAAACATAGGACAATGTATTCATCTGAGCAACATGATTTTTCTTTAGCTAGTAGCGTTATTAATAATAGAGAATGGAGAATAATTTTTAATGGCGAGAAAACATTAAAGAATAGCTTAGGTCATATGAAGAGTTTAATTAAAGAAACTATTGATATATATAAACGTCATGGCAATATAGATGATGTGAATTTACAAGATATTGTATGGAATGATGCTAAGACAGGAATGTTAAAGGTTCAACAAAAAATTAAAGGCGAATGGACATCAGTAGATTGGAAGGCTACTACTGAAATACCTGTAGAGATATTCACTATGCGAGAAAAGCTAATTAAACAAGTCTTAAATCCTTTAGGTTCAATATTTGATATGGCTAGCATGACAGAAAATTATATGGATGGTACTAGTAGAAAGATGTCACTTTATGATATGGTTAGTAGGTTTCAAAATGTTAAAAATTCTATTAGATGGGCAGGTTTAGATTGGCAAGGTTATGATAATAAGGGGCAATATATCAATGCTAAAAAGAATGATTTATTTATTTTGTCAGATATATTATTGTCATTCCTGGGCACCAATCCTAAAGGAGCTGGAGTATCTGAACATCCTTTAATTAAAGGTTTACTTACAATGGAGAGAGGTCTTAGCAAGCATTTTTCCGATAGACCTAGCTATGATACGTCATTAGGCTCTTTATTATCTGGGTTTACTAGTAGAAGTGATGCAAATATATCTAGAGCAATTTCTTTAATTATTAAAGATCAAAAGAAATGGGCTGAATTAAATTATTTATCCTGGGAAGTATCTCAAATCGAAGATACTATGTCTTTTATGCGATCTACGGGAAAATCAAATCACTCGCAATACAATTCTTTACAAGCACAATATGAGTTTAAAGTAAAGGTTTTAAATGAATTTAATAAACAAGTTAATAATCCTGCAAATCTTGACCCTTCTGATGTTAAAATGCTACAACCTGGAAGGAATAGATTTATACCGCAGTCTTGGGGCAAGGTAGGTCATTATAGAGAGATAGATGGGCAGTTACAGTTGATAAATGTTTTGGATGCTACAAAAGGACAGCGACCTGATTTTGTTCAGAAAGGCGATCAGTTTGTTATTAACTATAAAGTATTAAGAATGGGTAACCCTAATACAAGCATGCAAAGAAGAGCTATGTCGAGAGCTTTTGCAGTCGAAATACCTTCGTTGTCACCATCTGATATAGCTGTTATACAAGGTGTTTCAAGAAGGTTTGATGTTAAATTAAGAACATCATCAAGTATTATAGATCAGAATGCTCCTAAAACATCAGAAAGATTTGGATTGGTATCTGAAGCTCAAGTACAAGTTGTCATAGACCATTTACTTGAAGCTATGAATACATCTCCATTAAGAGGAAATGATGCTGCTTTGCAGTTTTTATATAATATGTTGAGTCCTAAGGCAGCTCAAGGCGTTTATGATGTGCTTGAGTATGATCCAATTACTAGGACATCTCGCAAATTGCCTCATTTTAATTCAAATAAACTTAATGAAAGATTAGTATTTACTGTACTTGATCGTTTAAGGACTGATAAGGGCAGTCAGGTAATAGATCATATTGTTGCAGAGGAGTGGTACAGAAATATAATTGACCGTCATAAAACGGCATTTGTACGTGAATGGGACCCTACATTGCAAGGCGATGTCTTTTTCAATTTACAGCATACTAAAAGGAAAGATAATGATTTTAGTATTATGTCTCAACCAGATGCATTACCAAGATGGGTTGAAACAACTAATTTAAATGAGAAAGCAAAGAATATTATGTTATCATATTTAAACGGGAGTTATTTTTTAGATCCTATTGAGCTTTATAGACTAAGTGCAGGGTTAGGCAATAGTTCTATGGGTAAAATGCCTGATGCTCATACAATAGGAGATAGAGTTAGGTCTTTATGGCAGGGAGTAGATGGTTACAAGATAGATCCTCAGGGTCATTGGTTTTTACCTAGAAAGCCTTATAGGAAGTCTATATTTGAACATTCAGATAAATTAAAAGATACTAATGCAAAAGAGTCTTTAAAGAAAGAATTGGAACAATACGGATGTTAATGGAGATAAATTATGATTTGTAATGGAAACGATCCAAAGCAACAAGCTTTTGTTAAAGAGATAATTGAGAATGGACTGGACAGACTTATCAATGATCCTAAAGCTCAAATGATAGGTGCTACAGATAGAATGACGTTTGAATGGTTGTGGAATAAATACACTGGATCTCCTTGGGGTACTCGAGAAATACATAAAACTGATATCAAGAGATTTAATAGAGGCTTAAGTATATTTTTAAATGGTATTGGCAAGAAGCAAAATTGGATTCAAAGAAACTTTTATCTACCTAAAAGATTGACAGGTACAACATTTTTTGGAGAGAAATTTATACAAGGAGTAGGGGAGGCCGCATCGTATCACCAGAGATTAATGAAGGAAGGCAAGAAACTAACTGATGATATGATAGGAGGTCTATATGAAATGTTTATAGACAAGCAATCTCCTTTATATCAAAAATGGGGCAGGGATTTAACCAAAAAAGAATTGAAAGAATTTCAAGAGTTAGAGCGTGAGCTATGGCTTAATCCTAAATCTGTAGACCCTGTTAAGCATGATGCTCTTATGACTAGGCTAAGTCAAATGGCGGGATGGAACATGTCTGAAGGAACTACAGGAGTTAGTTATGCTGGCGAAGTGTTAAAAAGGTATCAGGGCATATTAGATTTTACTATAGTAACAGGCTTAACTCCAACTGAAAAGATTATTCTTAATAAATGGAATGTGCTTAGAGCTGATATGATGAAAGCATTAATTAATACTGGTATAACTCAAAAGCGTATAGCTCAAGAATTAAATAATCCCGTAGAGAGAGACTTTATTGTACGCTCTATAGAGAGAATACAAAAAGAAATAGATGCTCTTTTGATACAGGGTAATATTGATATGAAGCAGATTAAGAATGATCCAGAAAAGGCAGGCTGGGAGCAGAGTTGGGAGAATGGTTTAGAGGTTGTTGATCCTAGGACTGGTGTAATTGAAAAGTATAAAGTTGAAGACCCTCATACTGGAGAGATGGTTTTAGCTACTGGTATTAAAAAGTATTTTCCAAAGTTGGTGTTAGAAATGACAGATATTATGAATAATATTACAAAATTTGCCAATGATAAAGATAGAGTTCAGTATGATAATCTTACTCCTGAGCAATTAGAGCAAACTATAATAGCTGATTTACAACCAGGCAATGTAGCTAAGAGATTAAAACAGGCAGCTGATGATAGTAAATATTGGAGTTTAGATCCAGTACATTATTTAACTAAATATGTGCATGATGTAGCTAGTAGTAACTTTAAAGCAAGAGTGCAGTATGCATATATAGATGGTATTAAATCATTAGTAGAAGCTACTAGAAAAATCAATACAGGTGGTTGGAAAGGGTCTGAAGAATCTAAAGAAATTGGAAGTTATGCTAATGAAATGATTAATACTATGGCTCAAATTCGTGATTCTGCTATTAATAATTATAAAGGTTCGCTTACCGAAGTGGATCATGCAATAAGATTGATTAACGGATTTGAATATATGTCTAAATTAGGTTTTAGTTTAAAGTCAGGCCTTAAAAATAGAACGCAAGGATTTTGGAATTGGATAGAGTTTGGCTCAATGGGATATTATAGGTCTAGAAAGTTTTATGAAGGGACAGATAGACCATATGATCCTACAAGGGGAGAAAAAGAAGTTACTAATTCAATGATGGTTGAGCGACAACTTCGTCGCATGGGTATGATGATGGGAGAAAAAGGCTCAACTGTTGGGGATGCTGCTAGTATATCTAGTGCAACAGCTGGCTCATTAGATGTAATAATGGTGCCTAAAGGTTTCACAGTAAATGCAGAAGGAGCATTAGTTCATGCTAGTAAAAAATCAAATTTAGCACGAGCTGCAGATAATATGAGCTGGTTAGCTGATTTATCTTCTAAATATACTACTGGTACAGTGCTCACATTTGGGATGCTTGGACAAAGATACTCTCAACAATGGGCTGAAAATCAAAATAGGCTTAAAACATTTAAAATGGCTTTTGCTCATGCATTTACATTAGAACAGAAAAGACATAGTTATTGGGTAGATAAGCTAACTAAAGCAAAAAAGAAACAGCCTACTGATACTGAAGTTTATGATGCCATGGAAAATGCTGCTGGAAATATAGCATTAGAAATGGTTAAAAAATTACATTTTGATTATGATAATTGGGCTAAAGCTAAAATACTTCAAGGTAGAGGTGGTAAAACTATTGGTCAATTTCAACATTTTAAATTTGCATTTTTTGATTTAAATTATCAACTTGTTAGAAATGTTGCTAGAGACGTTAAGGATTTCAATATAGTTGAAATTAATCCATATACTGGGAAGAAGCGAATTAATTCAAATTTTCAACAACTATCTCGAATGAGTATGGTATACAGTATGCTTGGTGGTCTTGCAGCGTATCTGTTTGATATAGAGGTAGGAGGACTATTCTCAACTATAGGCTATCAGCCAGGCACTAGAGAAGACGAAGGAAGGTTTATAAGTGGATCTAAAGGAGGACTGATTGATAATCCTATCATAGAAGAGGCTAATAAGTTAATTGATTTTATGGGAGCAGATCGTGAATCAGGAACTCCAGCAGAAGAAGAAAAATTATATGGTAGTTATTTTGGAAAGGGTCCTATCATATCTAATATGGGTCCATTTGTCAGTGATCTATTTACTGTAGCTGAATTATTTGATTTTCTTAATCTTACTTCAGATCAATATGCAAAAAGAAAACATTTAAATTATGAACCTTCTAACTGGCAATGGAGATATCAAGTAGCTAGAATATTTAATGTTGCTGCTGCAAGAACGATATGGCATACAATCCCAGCCTTAGCGCGAGGGGATATACCGCAAGCTATTCGTATTGAAACTGGACTATATAAGCCTAGATGGATATCAAAATGGGCAGCTGAAAGCAAGAGGGATATAGCTGAGAAAATAGGTTATTCAAAGAAAGGATGGACTGGTAGAGATCCTTTTGTTAAACAGAAGAAATATGAAGCTAGGAAGGCAAAGAATAAAGCGAAGGTTAATGAGGATGAGCAAAAACGAAAAGTATTACAATCATTAAATCAATTTTAGCATAGGGGAGCAAGGTGCCCCCCATAGCTTTTTGAGTTATTAATCCCGATACTTTAATCTACCTATCATTCTTTGCACTGATTTTTCAATATTCATAGATAGCTCATAATAATTATGTTCATCTATTATTGAGGTTGTATTCAGCACTTTATTAGTTAGATCCAAGTATTCTCTAAGGATTCTTTTTTTGAATGCATTTTTAGCCATTGATTCTCCTATAGTATATAGGAAGCAGCTATTATAACGCTTGCTCCTATAGCTATATAAAGCCAATTATTCTCAAGCCATTCAGTTACTTTTTCTTTCATTTAATCCTCCTATTATGTCAAGAAATGCATCATATTCTATGACAGCATATACTCGACTTCTGTTTCTTTTTATTATTAACACTGGTTTTCTACCTCCACAGTTTTCTAATGCTTGTTCTAAAGATTTCCATAGATCTAATCGTTCTTTATTTTTACATTCAAAACTATAAGGTATTACTTTTCTAGCAGCAGGAGATAGCACGATATCTTCGCCTGGCATTCCCATAGTTTGTGACTTAATATCATCTTTATGCAACTTGGGAAATACTTCTCTCAATGTGTCTCTTACTAGGTTCTGTAGCCTTCTTCCTTTTGCTTTCGCACTTCTTGGTTTTGTCATTTGGTACTCCGTATCCCGTTTCTTTTCTAAGACGTTCTAGAGCTTTCTTTATTGTTTCATCTGTTGCTCCCTTTAGTATCCTATATATAGGGTCACACATATTAAGCCGCTCTTTTAAGAACTTTATATCTTCTTTTTTTGTTTCAGTATCCCACGATATATACTCTTCTAAAATATGATATGCTTTTTCCCAATCCATCATTTTTCTAATGACTGTAGATGCCTGCAGAAATCTATAAATTCAGGCATGCATAATCCCTCAACTCCCGAGTCTAGAATCTGTATAATACGTTTAAGCTTTTTGTCACTCATTGACTTATACTTCATCATAACTTCATCATAAAGTTTTTTCTCATCTTTTATTGAATATTCTTTAACTGACATTCTAACTCCTTTATTTTCTTTTCTAGATTTTTTATTTTATCGTCTGTCCATTTCACAAATGCATTCATAGCATCTTTGAAATCTTCATCCCTGCCCATTTTACTTGAACAGGGATTTAAATTGATCATGGCCTCATGAACTTCTATATCTCTCATTGTGCAAATCCCTTATATCCTAGATCTTTCTTTACAACTTCTTGTTCTTTATGTCTTATCTTCCATATATCTCCTCGTAATCCAGGATGCTCTTCTTGCAACTTTCGTCTAGCTCTCATGATTCCACTTGGATGTGATAGCTTTCTATCTTTCAATAAGCTTAATATGTTAACTATATTTGCTCTATCAAAATCTAAGGAGATACCATTCTTTTTGTTTAATGCATGAAATTCATCTTTCCACATCCAATACATCAAATAAAAATCGTTATCCCTTGCCTTTGGTTTTAGCGTCAAGATTTCTGCGACTTTCTTTTTCATGTTGATTCTCATAATCTCTCTCCAATTTATCTACTCTATCTTCTAGTTTGTCGATTCTAGCTTCAGCACCTTGAAATAGATCCGTTATATGGTCTATTACTTTAAATTTTTTGCCTATAGTATCATCGACAACTCTTAAGACTTTTTGTAGTATTGCATCTTTGATTCCCATTATAATAAGCTTTCCGCCTTTCCATTTGGATAAGTTTCATAATAAGATTTAATCATAGGTTCTTTTATAGCATCTAGTTCCTGCTCTCCTTTAATCATAGCCCATAATAAGAATAAATATACAATAGAATCTTTTATTCTACCTGATATATCTTCTCTTTGTGAGTCATGACCTTTCATCCATGCATTAATACCATCTATATGCTTCAATAAATATGTCATTAATACTTTTTCAGAAGTTGTATCTAACGATTCTCCTATTCTGTCAAAGTTAGCAAACACATTTTCTTTAGTATGAGCATATTCTTTTTGACCAGCATCTCTAGTTGATCTAACTTCCTTGAGCATGTAATCAAAGTATGCGTTAAAATGTACTGTTTTCATCGTAATATATCCTTGTATTATTTACTTTTAAGTTAACATTAATATTCTCTTTCTCTCTATTAGCTTCACATTTAATATTAATACGTTCTATTAATCCAGTTGATAAACTCTTTTGAGGATTAACTGATAATAACTTATTAGTATTATATGCTGTTCTAAATGAACCTTTAGAAGATGCTATATTCATGCCTTCATGGAACGCTTGCTTTGTTATCTCGCTTACTGCAAAGACTATCACATTGTGTTTTACTGCAAGCTCCATCATAGCTTGAGATGCTTCTTCTATCTTCATATTAGAATCTCTTTGGCTTGATTTAAATAATCCCATATGATCTACTACTACTATCTCTGGTTTAATTGGCAGCATAGATATTCTTTTCTCCAACTCTTGTGCATAAGGAGAAGAGTAATCTACTGTTAACCATTTAAATCTTTTATCCATACCATTTTGCATTTGTTGATAGTGATCTCTCAATTGCTCTTCATTCCATCCCATCTCTATCATAACAAACCTAGACCATATTTGTCTTGGAGACATTTCCATCTCAATAAAATAAGTAGGTTTCTTAAATGCATTCATCCAATTTTGAAGAATCATAGTCTTCATACTCTTAGGTGGAGCTTGTATCATAACAACTTCACCTGGATATATAGGAAAGTCTTGCCCTGGATATACATCTCCTAAGTTAATAGGTTTTGCATCAGATCTTAAGAAGTCTATTAGATGAACTTCCATAGCAGCTGAATCCATAACGCTCTGACCTTTCTTAGATTTATATAATCTACAAGTATTTTTACAATACTCATCCATTATAGGATCAGTGCATCCATATCTATATCCTTGTCCTCCGTGACCATCATAGCAATTATTAATAATACTTTCCATTTCTTTAGAGCTGAATGATGACTGGCTATTATCTACCTGTCTTCTCCATTTCTCCATTATCAATCTTACTACATCTTCTGGATACAACCATCTAAACCATGCTGCTAATCTTAATGCGACACTATGTCTTCTACCCATAGGAATAGAGTTTAACATACTGCTTATACATGGATAATTAACAGGATCAGGAGTACGTCCTTGAGATATAAACTCTGGTGTATTTGCTATCTTATTTTTCTCACGTGTGAGCGCATCAAATACTGGATTACATTCCATTTCTATATCATTTATATCCTTAGGGTGTTTTGCATGTTCTTTTATTTTAAGCTCTAAATCAGGTAGTTCTAGCCACTTTGTGTCTATTTGGACCTTATATAGCCCTGACTTACTATTCTTCGTGTTAGGTACCCTTATGAGCCTTATTTTATCAGTCACTGCTGGATCGGCATATTTAAATACTCCTGCAGCAGTTAGTGCATCTTTTACTTTTAAATGTAGATTCTGATCTGGTTTCCATCTAAATGCGTCTGCTGGTATATTGAAATGAAATCCTGTACCACTGAAGAATAACTTGTATGGTATATCTAAATCACTCAATAATATCTTTAAGCCAATTGATAGATCTGTTGCTTGCTTAAAGTCTTTACCATCTACATCTAGAATGAATTCATTTGGCATATATATTAATCCGTCATACCCTGCTAAAGTTTTCTTGTTTGCAAAGAACTCTTTAACATGATCATCGTATTCATATAATGACATAAATGTATCGTTATCTAGATTATGCCAATTACTTTCTTCAGATGCTTCTTGAAAGTAATGTCTTTTACTAAGACTGAAGGCGAACTCTTTAATCATATTGACTCCCAGTTGAAAGAGTGGGTAGCAAAGAGGTGCTATAACCAAGGTAATGCATCAAAGCGATGCGAAGCGTACCCACTCTCATATTATTATATTAGAATGGCATTCCTTCTGTTGCTTCTGTGCTACCTGCTGCACTAATCAATTCATCCATAGATGCTTCGGTAGTGCTTTCTGTTGTCGTATTTAATTTAGGTTTAACAAACTTAACAAAGAAGTTTTCCGCTCTACTTTTCCAATAATTAACATCATCATCACTGAATTCTTCTATGATATTCTTAAATGGAACAGGTGCAATCTGCGGTAATACTCTTGAATAGTCTCCATCTTTATATAGAAATATATTCATCTCTTTACCTATTAAAGCTTCAGCACTATCATCTAATTTAATAGTAACATTACCATCAGCTCCTTCTAATCCATCAGATATACCAGCATTTGCAAATCTAAATACATTTCCAATTGCAAACTCTTCACCGTTTTTACCTTCTTTAGCATATACTCTCATATTCATCTTATCAGAGTATCCTTCAAAACATACATCAAGGAATTTTGTATCATTCCAATCTCCATATTTTGCTGTGCTTACAGTAGCAGTATGCCAACCTGGGCTGAATTTACTACCACCACCTGTACTTTTTCTTACCGTTAGTGTTCTTGTCATTTTACACTCCTATTATTTACAGTTGCGTTTCCATCATCATCTACTTGAGCTAAGCCCACCATAGATGTTAATCCATACCTCCTACCATAAGTGCATGCACTGCCGATCTCTTGTGCATCCTTCTTATTAGTAAGAGGAATTCTTATTTCACTTCGTAGCCATTGACCTGATTCATGCATTAACATAGTAGTTATATAGTAACCACTAGTATTACAGAATCTATTACCTTGACTTATAGATAATCCATGTTTATTTAATGCAGGCATACATGCTTCTATACATGAATTAATATCTGCATAATTACTTTTGTAAAATGGATTAACTTTACCTTTAGATACTCCACCCATTTCGCTTTGTGCTTTAGCTAATGCACCAGCTAACTTATCTATTTTATTGGACTTCCAGTCATCAATAGATATATATTCAGGGGTCAGAATATCTTCTTCAACAGGTTGTTGAACTTCTTCGGACATTTATTTTCTCCTTTGATTAATTAATAAGTTTCTCAAGGGGGACGCCAGCGAGAAGAGAACACTCGCCTGTGAGCTTTAGTTACACAGAACATGCGTTGGAGGCGTCACGGTAAGACAGTTAGATTATGCCAAGAGTCAGTTGGCGTCTTTCGTTTGCTTGCCCATTCCTTATTAATATTGTTTTAATTTCGAATCATAATTTACAACGACATTCGGGACTTTTCCAAACCCATTATTGGAAAATTAAAAGAAAATTTCCTATTATATGGTTGGTTTGTTATTAGTTTCCGAACAGCATTTGCAATAAATGATCCACTCATATTAGAGCAGTAAGATGTAGCTTTTGCATTGCAAGGATCTACACTACCTGTTTCATCAGAGTACCATTCCTTCTTATATTTATTGACTGTTGGATTATCAAATATATACTGTTGATAATGTTCAGCTCCCATTCGTCCATCTATAATGAACTTAGGCTTGACACTGTTGATCTTACACATAATTATTACTGCTTCTAATCTTGCTTCCATACTATCAAATCCCAATATAGCTATATCGTTGCTTCTAGGTGAATAATGTTCAAATCGTTCATTGAATTTATCCACATCTATTATAGGATTAATAGCTTTTAGATGCTCTTCTAATGCATCTACTTTGTATTTATCTATATCACTATTATTGTATTGAGATACACCTATATTAACTATATCTACTTTATCATAATCGTATAAGATAAAATTTGTTCCACCCATCCTACATATCTGTGTGGCTGCAGAACTACCAATAGCCCCGCAACCTAAGATATGAAAGACAAACTGATCAGTATTATTTACAATATCAGAATATCTTGTATTTAACATTAAGCCCCTCCTCTTAATCCGAAAGAAGCATTCCAAGAATCTACATCTATTATATCCTCATGTGCTTCTATGAAATCACATGCACTGAGATACATTAAGCATTCTTGATCTGCTTCTGTTATTACTCTTATTTGATAATCAGAGCCTTCGATTGTAAGTTGATGGTTAATATCTGTAATTCGATTAAAGTAATCAATATATTCTATTTCTCCTTTAATTAATCTAGTATTTAAAGTTTCGATTGCACTTAATACTTTATTGTAATCTTTATCTTCATCAGGACGAATTATCTTATTTTGATTCCATAATGTTGTTTGATGTAAGTTATTGTAATTACTAGGTTTAACTATACCTTTAGAGATAGCATATGACTCTTTCTCACATAGCTTATTTACCTCATTAATAATTGATTTACTTACTTTTCTTTCATCATTTAGTATTACCAGCTCCACATCTTCATGAGTTTCTATTGGTTTCCATACAGATACTCTAAACTTATATTCTTCTTTAAGATTAACAACTAAAGCAAAGCTAAAGTCTCCATCACTATATTCATCTATTGTATCTGTGTCTGTCCCAGACCAAAAGGCTCCCATTGTATGATGACTATGCCACCAGCAGAATCTAAACTCATTGTCTTTATATTTTATAGCTGCTTTAGTATAATATTTAGCTAGCTCTTCTTTGTCTAAATGAGTATTACCTGCACTAATCCGTTGTTTCATTATCACTGGATCTTGTATCTGCCAGTCATCATCTTCATCTTTTACTACTACCATCATACCACCTATCTCTGAGTTATGTTCATCCCATGCAGCTTGTGCATATGATATAACCTTATCCCAGTCTTCTTTTTCTATATAAAACTCTGCCATATTACTCCCTTCCTATATCGACTACTCGATATTGTTGTCTAATTAATTGTTCTACCATTTGCTCTTCAGTTAATGGATCTTCAGGTAATGGAACGCTCATTGGATCTACTTCATCTCTATTAACTTCAAAAGGTAAATCTTCTTCAGTGAATGCTTGCTCACTTTCAGCCGCTATATCACGTAAAGCTTCTGTTGTTTCAGGAAATCTTTCTTCCGTTTCATCAGATATACCTTCAATGAATTTATAGTACCAACATTCACCTTTTAATCCACAATTTATTGTATTGCAATAATCATTGTCAAATCCAGAACTTATAGCATCTTCTCTATCTTCAAAATGTTCTATCTCTCGTGAAGGATAATTGCATTGATCTGCATTCATTGGATATACATTAAGAAATGTAGGATCATTAAGGCGCTCTGGTAAACCCCAGAAAGCTTGTCTGATATTATTTAATGGCCTAGTATCTCTTGCATTAAATGTCGTTAACCATTGTTGTAATGTTAATGTTACTGCAAGTAAGTCCATTTTTGATAATTCAGACCATAATCTGCCTGTTAAATCACCTAAACAGGTACTAGTGAACCCGTTACCGTCGATTGTTCTTAAATCATTTTGATATGAGCTAATAAATGGATGTTGCAATGTGCTATTACCCCCAGTATATTTAGGGTCATACCATGCAGCTATTCTTCCATATCCATTGCTATTAGATAAATTGTTAAATCTGATTCCACAATTCTCATCATCTCCTAGAGTTACAAACTCGACAGAAAAGTCATTACATAATTGAGTAACAATCTGATCTATATCAAATGTTATATTAACTTCAACTTTACCCATCTCTACAGGAAAATAATATTGATTACCTACAAATATATTCATATCCATCTCTGGAAATGCCCATGTAAATGATATTGTATGTTGTCCATACTGAGTTGCTATGATATCACAGTCAAAACTAATATGTTCCATAGTATTTCTTACTTTATTTGTTTCTCTTACGATAATATTGTGCAATATTTGCCATCTATCCTCTATTATATCAGAATTATCTTGAAATACGGCTCTAGTTCTTCGTTTTTCAGCTAAGATAGTTTCAATTTCTCTTAATGTTCTCGAAAATCCACCCAACATCCAAGATTTATTGTCAATTTGATTGAAAAATGTAGATATTTTACGTTTCATATGAGTTTCTAGGTATCTATGAACCATAAATTCTTTAATTTGATCCATATATCCTGGTGACCAGCGATATGTTCTTGTAACATTTAGGTTTGTATCATATCTACGATTAAAATCTTGCACTTTTCTTAACAATTCTCTTTGCGGACCTATTAATAGCCGATCTGCAAGGCCTTGAATATTTGGATTCCAATGTTCAAAGGAATCTTCTGTATTATATTCTATCATCATAACCTCCATCCATATCTTCTATTCCTATTTTATTACCACATTGATAACATAATAATCCTGGTTCTCCATGTGGATCAGGATATCCATCAGAAAATAATACTTCCATCATAGACTCCTCTCTTCCACAATTAGGACAATCATGTAATTCCTCTTCATTTAATATCATATTCATCTCCTTTTAATTAATATTTGACACGACACCCGTGTAGCATTACCCGCATCTCTGTTGATTCCCAACAAATATTAAGCGTGATCAAGACCAGTTTATAGCAATGGCGCTAAATGTATTATTCCACCAGTCTTATCATTATGTACCGCAGCCACCAAATCACCATCATTTAACTGATGATCATCTCCGACTGTCCTTCCTCCGACAGAAATAGCTGCACCACTTGGTATGCTTTTTTCTGTTTTAAGTCCGCCTACTGTAGTAGATTGTACTGTATGATCTACAAATCCACCACCTTCTAGTATTTTTATATCAGGCATCTTCATCTCCTTTTTGTTTATTATTATTTATTAATTCTTCTCCAACTCTTTTTATTCCAAATAGTCCGAAAACCTCTGCACGATCTGCTTTATCAGTATGATTAACAATCGCGTCTACATATCCATCTCTATAAGCACGTGCTTCTATCTCCGTATCAAGTGGAGCTAGGGGATGATCGTTGACCTTCCCCTCCTCCTTCAGGGAGATGAACACGACATAAGCCGCTTCACTCATTTTTATCTCCAGTTTTATTCATATTTCCCCGTTTCCCTATTTAAAACAGATCCTTTATTAACTGCATATGATCCTAACAATTTCATAGCACGATCTCTTTTCTTTATGATATCATTAAACTTTTTAAATCCATAAGAATACGGATGCATATCATCCATAGCTTCTTTAATGATCTCACATATAGTACCTACAGTTCTAGTCTGCATAATATTTTCATCTAGTTCCATACTTCTCCCTTATCTTTTACCTGATCTTATATCTCTAATGATATAGAACATCAATATATTGACTCCTATCATTAAAGGCACAATACAGATAGTTAGTATTATTGTGATGATTTCTTGCATATCTCATCTCCCTTTTTAATTACTTCTCCAAATTTAGTCCATTTAACCAACATTCTATTACGATTGTCAATTCTTTGTATATATTGATATGCATCATAAGCATCTTCAATATCGTCATTAATATATTCTATATTTTTACTCATCTTCATCATCCTCATGTTTAAAGTGTGTGTGTTCCTGACATTCACTGCATATTCCAATTGGTTCATCAGTCATAAATGTATCAAATTGAAATCTATCATCTGGTGGTGCTCCACAACAGACACTATACCATTCACTATCCATAGATATCCTCCATTGTTACTTTAGATTTTGAAATATCATCTATTAAATTATGATACAAATCTTTATAATAGTTCTTATCTTTTTCAAGTACAGGACAACAACTACAACAATGTTCCCAGTTTGTAGGCTCTGGATGCCTTGGTTTAGCTAATAAGGCTCTTCCCTTATCAGTTAATTCATATAATTTCATAAATCTCCCTTGTTAATTTAATAGGGGCAGTATGCGCATAAGTAGATACGAAGTCTACCGAATTTGATCACCACCCCTAAATATATTATGTGTTTGTGCAAGATTTGGGTATGCTTGCAAGATTACCGCTCTCATATACGCCTGGGAGGCTCGACTATCCTTACGTTAGACTGTCATCCTACACTCATATCACCTAAGACGGATCAACATCGTGCAAATCATCACAATAATTGTAAGTACATACTAGCTGAGATACATTATAGTATGTGTAATAGTAGTGAAAAGACTACCCTTTTCTATGTTTATTAGTATTAATATACTAACGAGAATCTACCTAACCCCATTGATTATTAGTTCATTGCCAACATTCGCCAACAATGCGAGTACAACCTCTGAGTCATTACCTGCACAGGTCTTCATCAACTCTGTCCACAGGCTTACAAACTTAAGGACTAACAATAGTGAGAGGAGCTACCTCAACCTCCACGGGTCCTACGCTCGAGGCTGTCCTATTATTATATCCAACATAAATCTATATTAATTCATAAACTTAAAATTCAAATAAGTATTTATAATAGATCTTAACTTCTTATGAATCTCTAGTCTATCTTGTAATAAATCTACCACATCTAGCTTTTCAGGAGGAGTCAGTATATCTTCAGCTAAATCACCTAGATCTCGCTTTAAATCATCAAGATTAATCTTATGACTCATCATTCTCCTTCCTAGCTGCTTTCTTAGCCAGCTTTATAGCTCTTTTACGCTTCTTAATAGCTTCATTAGCCTTACGTCTATCCATTTTACGCTGTTTAGCTGCTTTATTTGGCATTTGAAACCTCCCCATGATGTCTACAATTAGGCAATCCATCCATTTTAGTCATAAAAGACAATTCCTTTTTAATAAATACTGTAAAACTATTCTTACATTCCTTACATCGTAACACATCTGTTTTCATGATAATCCTCCACTCAATTGTTTTAATCTTCTCTTAGTAGCATTGATTAGAGTTTTAGTCACTACTACACCATGAAATGTTTTATTACCAAGACCTATCTTAGCAAATGTCTTCAATTGATCTCTATAAAACTTACGTATTTCTGCAGGTGTCATTCCCTGCCTACCTACTGGTATCATATTATATCTCCCTTTTAAATTATGAAGAGAAAGATGTGTGACTTCATCTTATATCTCTTCAAGACCTTTACGTCACATGTTGTTAGTGATGTGGCCCCCAATTCAAGCCAATAGGCCTACATATGTCTTTGCATACATACTCCTACGACCTTCAACATTGTTGACCACATTGCAATCGCTCACTAATTATTATATAAACTTACCTCTTCAACATACAATGTATGATAGTCATTACCATTCCATGTAAATATCTCATTTGGCCCTAAATACATCCTAGCTAATCTAAAAGCCTCATCAAATGTATTGGTTTCCTCCCATATAAATGAGCTATCACCAATAGGCTCTTCAATTACCTCCAATACACCTGTCGATGTACTGTCAACAGGTGACAATATGACAGGGGCTACCTGTATATCTTCTATTGGAGCTGGAACTAAAGATGTATCATCTATCATATCAGTATCACTATTAAAACTATTCCATACACCTAACCATAAAGGCATTGATAATATAATCCATAATATACTCATCCATACAGACCATCCTAAAGATGTAGCATGAACGCCATTACCAATATAAACACCGCCTTCACAATCAAAATCTACTTGATCCCATTCAGGTCTATCAAGCTCAGCTATCTTTTTGTTGAGCCTATCAGTAAATCCTTCAGGTGTTTTCATCATAGGCATATTCTTTAAGGCTGCCTTTACCTTTTTAGTTGACTTCTTAGTCATATTATCTCCCAGTTGTTATTATAAATGTAGAGGCCAAAAGAATATTTGCAATAACTCTTCATCATACAAATATGTACCAATTAGCACCCAAGTAATTAAAAAGACAAACCATAAATATAGCTTATAAAAGGCTCTATCTTCTTTTGGACACCACCTATCAGCATTGAATATATTGTGCCAATAAGGTAGTATTCTATCAATCATTTCACTAATCATATCACTCCTTGTGTGTAATATAAGTGTATTATAAATATCATGTGCATCATGTGTGTGTATAGCTTAGTGCTTATCACAATGCAAATCACAACCAAATAGTAAATAATAAGTATAATATATATAATAAAGGGGAGAATTAACTCCCCATTACTATTAATCTGCAGTAGTATCACCACCAAGTCCAGCAATTAATTTATTAAGCTTAGCATCTGTAGAATCTATTTTATCATTCAATGTATTCACAGTGTCAATCTTAGCAATCGTTGTCATACACATTGCAAACTCAGTCAGATTACCAGCTCTTAAATGCATAATAGCAGTAGACTCCAAAGCTTCCTTAGTTCCTTTAGAAACTTCAATGTCATTAGACCTATTAAGGTTGCGCATTAGTTGCGACTTATCATATCTATTCATAATATCCTTTACTTTATTAATTAATAACTCAAAAAGAATCTAAATCAAAAATAACCTAAATTGTATTACAAAAAACCCAGCATAGCGGGTGTATCATTAATGAAACACCACACACTAAAATGCTATAATTTTTGAAAGTTAACCTTTTTTGTTGTATATTATGATATAAAAAGGGGGCCTTATTATGGAGGTTATGTTAGTAGAAGAATTGTATGGTTTATTAATTTTTATTATTGCTTTACTTATATGGGGAGCATATATGAGTATTGATGAGTAATGCGTTACGTCCTGCTTATAGTTATATTGATGTTATTAAAAGCAGGTAAAGCGATTAATAGATTTGATATTAGTGAGAATATAGGTCACTCACATAAACAGCAAAAAAGACATGAAGAGCCTTTGGATAAGTAATTGAGTTTTAGTTCTTTAAAATATTAAAATAGTAAGTTCAATAAAATCAGTAACTTAGCTCTACAAAAAAACTATTGATTATTTAATATAAAGTTAGTAATATAGTGAGGGTTATCTTTAATGAATAAGGAGGTGATGATATGAGTAGGAAAGTATATGTATTATCTATAGAGTATAATGAGGATACTGAAGAAGTTGAATACATACAAGAGGAAATTCTAGATAAGGATGACCTTGAGAAAGCTACTCAGATTGTAAAAGAAGTTAATGATAATGACTATTGGGATAAAGAGAGTGTACAGATTTTGAAAGAATTATATGATGGAGAGATTGGAGAATCTTAATAAATCACTTCGTGATTTGTTACCAGAGTGATATAAATAGTATAGGAGAAGTTCTATGGCAAGTACAATAACGGCCGCAACAATGACGGTTAAATTAACAGAGACCATTAGCCTTAATGGTCAAAATCAAGGAAGTAGCAATACATTTACTATTGCCTCTATAAATGAAGTTTATAAAAGAATAGTAACATGCATAGCAGGGGTAGACACTACAGTTGCAAGATTTGGAGCACAGGTAGACATAACTGACTCAAGTTTAGATATTGCTGATACAAAGTATATTAGAGTAACTAATTTAGATGATACTGAATCAGTTAATGTTAATTTACAGATAGACACTACTGAAAGTGGTAGTGGTGCTAGTGCTGTAAATGAGACTGCTACTATATTATTAGCTGCTGGACAAAGTTTGATAATGGGAACAGGTCATGATTCCATTGCAGTATATGATGCAGATGGTAGCGTTCAAACAACATTGCATGATTTAGAAAGTATACTTATAGATCCAGGTTCAAATAATGTGGATGTAGAAGTATTTATAGCTAGTGTATAATGTTAGAAGAAACAGTAACACGATTAGGTAATGATATTGCTGATTTAGCATATAAACTTAGCTTCTTAGAAGAAGAGATAGCTAAGTTAAATGCGCATATAAATGATATAAAAGATAATTCGGAGGATGTTAACGATGGGTAAATTTGATTTATGGGGAGGTGTTTTTGATAAGGTTAAGGATGTAGATGAAAAAATCATTATACATAATGAAAATGTAATGGATACTCTTAAGACTATGACGAGACAGGATTGGAAAGATGCACCGATACGAACAGATCAGAAAGAAATAGTGACATATTTAAGAAACAATTACAGCCAAGAGGAGATTGCCAATCTTTTTATTCAACAGCCAGAGGTATTAGAATGGGTGCAGAGTGCTAATAAATATAGCGCAGAGTTACGAGGAAATCTAGAATCGTGGGAGAAGCATGGGAGACTTTACCCAAAAGACTTTGAGAATCTATTAATGCCTCTCCCAGAAGACCTGACAACCTGGAATAAGAACTTTCTCGAACGTGTGCAGAAAGGCAAGCTAAGTGATGCATTAAACCAACTTGGTTTTGGAAGGCATGATAATCGTAAAGATGTAAAAGGAAAAGTTACACGGACTAGAAAGGATTTAATGGGTACCAGTTTTGAGTATATCGCACCCACAGGTTATTTTGATCCTAATGAATGGGGCACTCATAAAAAGAAGTAAGGAGAATTTATGGACAAAGTTGATAAAGAAGCATTTCAAAGTATGATAAGCGTATCGGAAGCTGATATTGCTGATGCACAAAACCTATTCACTATAGCAGATAAAGCAAAAACAGTGTTTCCAACTGATGCACATGCTATTGCTGCTGAGGCATTGTATAATATTTTAGATCCATCTCAAGGATATGGAATGGATAATACACAATATAGATGGGTGGGTCAAACTGCTAATCCTTGGGAATTATCACCTAATGCTTTTCATGATATGATTGAAACATCTGAAGATATGCCTAATACAGTAAAGAATGCAGCGTATCGTAGTTATTATATAATGAATACTCCAAAAGATATACCTCATGACGTCTGGCAGGAATGGATTGGGAAACAAGAAAATTTAAATACTTTAATAAACGCGGCTAGTCATGATGATTCGCCATACATTCAGTAAAAAAAAGGAGAGAATATGCCAAGTTTAGATGGTTACAGTTTAAATGAAAAGATAGATAAAAAGTTTGAAGAGCTTAATGAAGAGATTAAAGTTTTAAAATTTAGGCTTGATACTGAAATGGGTGATTTTAAAAATCAATTTAATTCACTAACTAAGGTAATCAATAATCAGATTGATAATCCTGAAAAGAAGCAAAGGAAAAAAATTGAAAAAAAAGAAAAATAGTAAAATGAGACTTAAGCAACCCACTGTAAGAGAAATAATGCCTACAATGAGAAAGTTTAAGGATGATGTTGAGTTAGACGTAGCAGCAGAGTTAAAGGCGTGGCGTATTAGATCAAAAGGAACACAGCCTATGACTCAATTTAAAAGGATGGATGATGACAAAAAATAAAGAAGAATATCATATATGACCATATTCAGGTGAGAGGCACCCAGTTGGGGAAAAGCACGATAAATCTGATATGAGTAAAGGGCAATATAGAGATGGTAGATCTAAATATAAGGAAGGGCAATAATATGGCGCGAGGAAAAGGATGTGCGAATATAAAAGATCCTGCTGCAAGAGCAGCATGTATGAAAAGAGCAAAGAAGAATAAAATAATTGACAAAGGTACTCCTAATGTACCTGGTGCAATGAAGCGTAGCAATAGAGGTAGGCAGTATTAAATAATTTATGCGTCTATATAAAGTTAATGGTATAGAACATAAGGTATATGACTCTGATGATGAGATACCTTTAGACTTATTAGTATTGTCTGATTGGCGATTAGGCCAAGTAGGTGAATGGGTAATGGCGGATGATGAATCTGTCATTCAAATTCTTCGTAGAGGTAAGATGCTAAGAAGGATGGGTAAGAATAAATTAAGAGAGTATGTTGGTACTTGTACAGGTACTTTCCCTATATCTAAGACAGCTAAGATGGATACTAGCAGGAGAGAAGATATATATTCTTTTGGAGGCAAAAAGGCTCAAGAAAGGATGAGAGATAAAAAGAATTTAAGTAGCTATGAAGAGAAATTCGTAGCATTAATGGCAGCAGGTATAAATCCAGAAGATGCTTATTTACAAGCTTTTCCTACAGAAAATAGGAAATATGCTTTTGAGAAGTCTGGAACATTAGTAAAAACTGAGAGGATAAGGACAGCTATGAAGGAAGAATTAAAGCCAGTTTTGGAAGAGTTAGGTATTAGTGAAGAGTACGTTTTGAAGACCATCAAGGATGTGATTGGCACTACTGATAAAGACGAAACCAGATTAAAGGCTCTTTTTAAACTGGCTGATATTATGGATCTTGAAGATAAAAATAGTACTAAAGTTACTCAAGTAACAGGAGCATTATTTCAAGGATTTACAGATAACGAAATAGAAAGTGCCTCTAGGCCGAAAGAAATTAATAATGGCGATTAATATTAAACAATTACGAGGATTAGGTGGTCCATCTGGATCTGCTCGGTATTCTGGTCGAGGCACTTCTGCACGTCCCGCAAGAAATAATAGGTCATTGATGGATAGCTTAGGAGGTAATCTTCTTATGAGTGGTACAAGGGATGGAGATAGTTCTTTCCTTAGACCTCCAATATCTAGTCCTCCTTATAGGCCGAAACCAAGTATTAGACCACCTCAAAAGAAAAAACCTCGACCTGGTTCAAAGCCTTATTCGCCTCCACAATATTTTAATCCACAGGCAGCACCACCTCACCCTGGTTTTGGGCCAGACATTGCGCAAACTCCAGGATATGAAGGGGGAGGACTTGATCCAGGGGATGAATTTGTATTATGGCAAAAGCCAAATCAATACGGACATCTCAAAGCAGACCTATTGCCTCCTTATGGCAGTTTGCCTGATCGTCCAGATGTTATGCCTGATCTTCCAGGAGATTTTGCAAGTGATGATTTAGAGGGAACAGAGGATCCATTTGGTACACTAGAGGAATATGATGAACCTGGTGAGCCTGGAGGAAATTATCAAGAAAATCCTCTTGATTATGGCCCTGTCTCAGGAGTACCAAGACCGCCAGGAAGCCATTCGTTGCCACCTAGTGAATATCCAGGGATGTGGCCAACAGAATATGATCCTCCAAAAACTGCTGAATTAGGAACTCCAGGTCATGATTATTGGGCAGTAGCTCAACAAATACCTGCATTTACAGGAGTAGAACCTCCTGCTCCGCGTCCTGGTGCAACATCATTGCATGATTCCTTAAAAGCATTTGATTTGTCGTTTAGAAAAGATTTACGGTGTCCGCCAGGGGATCCGTTTTGTAAGTAAGAAGTAAAAGGAGAGAATAATGGCTGTAGATTTATTAGGATTATCTTCTATAGTAAGTGGAAGAGTATCTAAAGAGATTGAAAAAAAAAGGTGGGATAGTTGTAAGAATTGCACCTTTTTGATTAAATATGATAGATGTAAAAAATGTGGATGTTTTATGAAAGCAAAAGTTAAATTTAAAGGAGCTAAGTGTCCTATAGGAATATGGAATAAAGTTGAAGAATAATAGCAAAATAAATAAATTAGATCTTTTAATTAACAATATGGCATTTGATCAAATGATTGCTTCTGCAGAATCTGATAACACAGGAGTGTCTAATTTATTTGGAGAAGAAAATACTCTAAGTAGCGAAAGCATTCACAATATGCTAATGGTAGCAGGAATGTATCCTGGAGTTGGAAATATTGCCGATGCTACTGATGCTATATTGTACGCATTAGAAGGGGAGTTTGGAAATGCTGCTTTATCAGCGGGTGCAGCAATTCCAGTTGTAGGACAGTATGTTAGTGCTCATAAGGCTTTAAATGCAGCTAAAAAAGCTGGAGAAAAAACTACTAAGCTTTATAGGGGATATGAGAAATGGTATCCTGGTCAAATGGTAGAGAATGGAATGTTTGTTTCGAGTGGTAAAAAAAGTACGAGAACGGTTAAAGGAGAGAGAAAAAAAGTTTTATATACAACTACAGACAAGAAGATAGCGGAATCATATAGTCGAGATGGAGTGGTTTTAGAATTTGAAGTTCCAGAAACTTGGTTAAAGGATAATGCTTTAAATGTATATGGTAAAAAGAATCTGGATGTAATAGATGATTTAATTGGCACAGAAAAAGGATTTGGAGGAATGGCTATTTTTGAAGAAGGATTGCCTGTGGGATTTTTAATAAAAGTACATAAGGCAGGAAAGTAAATGAGTAACAAATTAAATAAAACACCTGATCTCAATAATAGAGTATTTGATCAAATGAATTATGCAGCAGCGGATAAGACTGGTGTAAAGAATTTATTTGGAGAAAAAGTACCTCGTATAAGCAAGGAGACTATACATAATAGTTTGATGGCTGCTGGATTTACTCCTGGGTTAGGTAATATCGCAGATGCAGCCGATGCATTATTATATGCGTTTGAAGGTGAATTTGGAGATGCAGCATTTTCTGCAGCAGCTATGATACCTGCGATAGGTCAAACAGTGTCTGCAAAAAAGGCGATAAAAGCTGCTAGGGAAGCAGGAGAAGAAGTAGTTACTTTATACAGGTCAACTGCATGGCATCCTAAAAAAGTTTTCGATAAAAATTCATTTAAAGGTGATTTAACTCAATTTAAACATAATCAAGAATTAAGATTAGAATTTGCTGGAGAATATGGTACAACCCCTACAAAAGAAAGACCGTTTTTACGTGATCTTGGTAAAGAAGAAAGATTGAGATATGCAAGGGAGTTTCAAAAACATCAAGAATATATTCCGAAAGCCCATGAATATATCACAGAATCAGGTCAATCAATGGTTAGAAATGGAAAGTTTGTTGGGGGTGAATATGGTACATTTAATCCTATAACTAATGATTATGATCTTCCTACAGGAACTTTATGGACAAGTACTGATTTGAAGGAGGCTTTGATTTGGAGTATGAATGTAAAGTATGGAGCTAAGGGAGGGAAAGGAAGTTATATGCTTAGGTTTGAGATTCCAAGAAAGGAATTAAATAAACTTGATATTGTTACAGATAAAGGAAAAAATATTGGATTCAAAGGAGGATTGGATAAAAAGTGGTTAAGTGAAATTGGTAAAATAGAACCTCCTAGCGCTGGTCCGACGATACACTTTGGAATAGAATAATGGCTAATATCAATTTGCATAATGTGTCTGAGATGGAGGAGCAATTAAAACTTGCTAGTAAAGATTTGATAGCTTTTGGTAAATTATTTTTACCAGATGATTATAGAAGAAGTGAGACTCCTTTTTTTCATTATGAAGTAGCCGATGCATTAAATGATTTAAGTAAAAGACAACTAGCAGTTATATTGCCTAGGGGTCATGGCAAAACAGTTTTAACTAAATGTTCTATATTACATGATTTTGTATTTACCACAGAACCTTTATTTTACGGATGGGTAGCTGCAAGTTCTAAAATATCAGTGCCTAATTTGGATTATATTAAATATCATTTAGAATATAATGATAAATTTTTATATTATTTTGGAGATTTAAAAGGAAGGAAATGGACAGAAGATGATATCGAATTATCTAACGGATGTAAGCTTATCAGTAAAAGTAATTTATCAGGTATTAGAGGAGGAGCTAAATTGCATAAAAGGTACGATCTTATCGTGCTGGACGATTTTGAGGACGAGAATAATACCGTTACGCCTGAGTCTAGAAGTAAAATCTCTAACCTTGTTACGGCTGTTGTATTCCCTGCTCTCGAACCTCATACTGGTCGTTTACGTATTAATGGTACTCCCGTTCACTTTGATGCTTTTATTACTAACATCCTTAACGGTTACGAAAAAAGTAAAAAAATGGGTGACAAATATAGTTGGGATGTTATAACTTATAAAGCTCTCCAGCCAGATGGAACACCACTTTGGCCTAGTTGGTTTGGAGCAAAAGAGATGGAGAGGAAGAAAAAGTTTTATGCTGATTCAGGTCAGCCACAGAAATTCTATCAAGAATATATGATGGAAGTTCAAAATGAAGAAGATTCTATATTTACGAGGAATCATGTTAAATATTGGGAGGGAGATTATATTTATGATGAAGAAGCTGAACTTTCTTTTATTCACACTAAAGAAGGCGATGTTAAGCCAATCAGTGTATTTGCAGGTGTTGACCCCGCTACTGATTCTGCTCGTAGGGATAGCGATTTCAGTGTTCTTATTTTTGTTGGGGTTGATGTCGATAATAATGTTTACGTTCTTGAGTATTTACGCAGGAGGTCATTACCTGTACTTGGGATTCCTGGCGATAATAGAAAAGGTATTGTGGATTATATCTTTGATTACAATAAAATTTACAAACCAGATTTATTTTGCATTGAGGATACTACGATGTCAAAGCCAGTATTTCAGGCAATTAATGCGGAGATGCGTAGGAGGAATAATTTCTCCATTAAATATGCAGCTGAAAAACCTGGGAATCGCATGTCGAAACGTGATAGGATTCAAGAGATTTTGGCACAAAGATTCTCAATAGGAGGTGTGCATATTAAGAAAGATATGTATGATCTTCAACATGAAATTTTTACATTTGGACCAAGGATGGGTCATGATGATACGATTGATGCTTTGGCTTATGCTTGCAAGTATGCTCATCCTATTAAGTCCTTTAAACAAAATAAAGAAGGGGATTGGTATAAAAAGAAGCCAAGCCCTAAAAGTTGGGTGGTTGCATAATATGAAGGGACCAAAGAATGATGATATATTTGATATTTTAGCTAATGTAAGTACATTAAATTTGTATAATGATCCAGAGGGTGCTATATATAATCAAGGAGCTGCAGAAAAGCTTTATAAATTATTATTATCTCAAGCTTCAGCATTATCGGTTGTGGATGCTAAAACTATTGAGCTAGCTATGGATCAAATAGCATGGCATGAAAGTAGGGGTCGCTCTAGAGCAGTTCAAAAAAGTCATAAATTTGATAGTCAAGGCAATAAGATGAGAGATGCTCAGGGTAATTATATTTTTATAGATGGACCTGGAAGAGGTTTATATCAATATGAATTGCAAGATAAGGGAGGTAGTGGGGCTGCAAGAACTGCTTTACGAAGATTATACAATAGATTAGGTGGAGATCTTGTAAAAGGTGAACGACCTGATCAGATGCTTGAATTTATGCAGAACTATTTTCCCGAAAATAAATGGGGACATCATGATATGGATATACCTGGTGCAGAAGTAGATATAGATTTTAGTCAATTATCGGAAATAGAACAAAAAGTTTTATTTTTAGCTGATAAACTAGAAGAAGGGATTGATTTCTCAGATATCGGTACTGATACAGCTCAGTGGTGGCTAGATCATCATAAGAAATCTGGAGATAGTACAGCAGCTTTTGATGAGTCAATGACTACATATAAACAACAGGAGTAGATATGGAAAAACAAACTAGATTAAGAAAAAAAACAATATCAAAATTATTAGAATATTGGCCATTAATTAGTACGGGTGCACATAGCGTTGATCGGGATGATAAGGGTGAAGTGGCGATTGTACAGAAAGTACTGACAGCAACAGGTCATTATGATGGAGAGATAGATGGGGAGTATAATCCTAGTACAGATGGAGCAAGATGGAGGTTTGTAAAGGATATAATGCAAGATGCTGACTTTAGCTTTGAATTAGTTAAGCAGAATGCGAAAGATATAGGTGACATGATGGAAGAGTTAGGATTAGAGGAGGAGAAATATGGCTAATGAGATTGAAGTAAGTATAAGTATAAGTGCTTCCAAGGGAGGAATGAGTGTCGCTAGATCTGAAAATTTTAAAGCAGATATGGATGGTGATGCAATGACTCATTCAGTGCAAGCTATAGGTACTTCTGAAACTTTATTGGTAGAATCCGCTGCAATAACTAATGCAGGATGGGTTTTTATTAAAAATTTAGATGGTAGCGCAAGTGTGGAGATAGGCAGAGAGGGAGCAGATGCAGATGAGTATCCTATTGAATTACTAGCTGGACAAAGTTGTGTATTTAGAGCATCCGACCAAGATACAGGTAGTGCCGATTTAGGTATTTATGCAAAGGCTAGCAGTGCTGATACTAATATAGAATATGTTATTATAGAACAATAATATGGTAGTTAAAGATACACTAAATCAACCACGGCATTTAATGGAAAGGCAAAAAGAGCCTAAGAAAATGAGTATTGAAACTCCTTTAGGAAAACTAGAAAGTGATAGCGGAAACCATCTCATAGATGTATTGAGTATAGGATTCGTTATAGTTATATTTTTTATGATGAAAAAATTTTACGAGTCAACATAATGCCTGATATATTTACATTAGATGATTTGACAGTAGAGATTCCTTCTCAGAGAGAGAATGATCCAACAAATAACAACAACGAAGAGGAAGAGGATAATGGCTAAGAGAAAAGATAAAAAAGCTGAAAGAATAAAACAAATTTACAATAAAGCTCGTACTGAATCACGAGCTCAATGGGAATATATAAATCAAAAAGGTTATGATTTTTCTAATGATAATCAATTATCTGAAAAGGAAAGAATTCGTTTAGAAGAGCAAGGAATGCCTACATTTACTATTAATAGAATTTTACCTGTTGTAGAAATGTTAAATTTTTATGCAACGGCTCAAAATCCTAGATGGCAAGCAGTTGGAGTTGAGGGATCTGATGTAGATGCAGCGGCAGTCTTTTCTGATTTAGCGGATTATATATGGGCTCAATCAGATGGCTCATGTAAATATGCTAATGCTGTCAATGATGCTATTACTAAATCTATAGGGTATTTATTAATAACTGTCGACCAAGATGCTGATCAAGGAATGGGTGAAGTGAAAATTGAACAACCTGATCCTTTTGACGTATTTGTAGATCCTAAGTCTAGAGATATAATGTTTAGAGATGCATCTTATATTTTGATAAGAAAATTATTGCCAAAACAGCATCTTATTAAGTTGTATCCACAATTTGAAGCAAAAATTAAAAAAGCGAGTGGTCAACAGCATAATGAAGATTATTATTCTGAAAAATCTGGTGGCGTTTTAAGGAAGGATTTTCATTATAAAGATATTAGTGGTAATGAGTCGGTAAATACTGAAACTGGCGATCATGATGAAATTGTAGAATTTTTTGAAATGTATGAAAAAGTTAAAATTGCCTATATGAATGTATTTTATAGAATACCTCCTGATAAAAAACAGTTAGCTCAAATACAACAGCAAGTACAAGTTAGAATGCAAGAAATGCAAGCTGAGATGGCAGTTGAATTATTAGAACAAGAAAAATCAATGCAGGAGGCTGTACAAAAAGGGGATATGCTTCCAGAGAGATTTCAATTAGAAATGAAAAAAGCACAAGAGATGCAACAACAGCAATTACAATCAGCACAACAGCAATATATGAGTGAATTACAAGCGCAAATGTCTAAGATTGAAAATGTTATAGTGTCAGAAAAAGAATATAAAGTAATGATGAAAAACGATGACTTTGCTAAAACAGTTGTAGATAGTGTTAAGTTTTATGGTACCCGTATTAAGCTCTCATGCGTTCTTGGTGATAAGACTTTATATGAGTTTATATTGCCAGATCATGTAAAAGATTATCCTATCGTACCATTTCATTTTAAATGGACTGGAACGCCATATCCTATTTCAGCAGTATCGCCTTTAGTTGGAAAACAAATGGAATTAAATAAAGCTCACCAAATAATGGTACATAATGCTTCGTTAGGTTCTTCATTGAGATGGATGCATGAAGAGGGATCGATTGATACAGATCATTGGGAAAGCTATGCTAGTTCTCCTGGAGCATTACTGCCAATTAGACCAGGGGCAACTCCTCCAACTCCAGTACAACCTGCACCATTATCTAATGCATTTTTTGGTATAGTTCAACAAGGCAAGGGTGATATGGAATATCTTGCAGGTATATATGGTGCTATGCAAGGAGATGTCGGAGCTCAGCATGATACCTATAGAGGTATGTTGGCTATGGATGAGTATGGAACTAGAAGAATTAAGCAGTGGATGAAAAATTCAATTGAAACTGCTTTAATGCAGGTAGGTACAGTGGTGAAACAATTTTCTCAAGCTGTATATACTGCACATAAAGTATTTAGAATTGTTCAACCTAATGCATTACAAGGAGAGCGTCAAGTTGAAATGAATATACCTATGTATAATGATTTTGGAGAAGTTATAGGTAAATTCCATGATTATAATACGGCAAAATTTGATGTACGTATTATTGCTGGATCTACGCTGCCTGTAAATAGATGGGCATATTTAGATGAATTAAAACAATTAATGCAACTTGGGGTTATTGATGATATTGCACTTTTAGAGCAAACTGATATTAGAAATAAAGAAAAAATAGCAAAAAGAAAATCTTTATATGCTCAATTGCAGGGACAAATCGCTGGTGCTCAAGAGCAAATTAAAGATCTGAATGGTACTATAGAGACGTTAGAGCGTCAATTAGTTCAAGCAGGTATTAAAAATAAAGTAATGCAGGCTGCAGTTGAAATTAATAAAAAGAAAGAAGAGGTCAAGGGTGATTTAAAGGGCAAACTTTTACAAGAAGAAAATAAGGTTGAAAAAGTAACCAATGAATTACATCAAAACGTTGCTAATCAGCAAGCTGCCGCTAATCGTACCATAGAGGATATGGATATGCGTATGAAACATGCTGAAAAAGAATCCTTGACAGAGTAAATAAAATTGTATTATATTAATAACTAAGATAAAAGGAGAGAAACATATGACTGATGAACAAAGCATGACTAGTAACCCAGAATCTGGATCTGGTGATGATTTTTTTGAAGCTATGGAAAATTCCGTTAATGGCGGAATACAAGACCCATACGAACCCACTGAGGTAACCCCTCCGAGCAATAGTGGCCCCGAACAGGCAACCCACGTAGAAACATCGGAAGGCTCCAATAGCAATGTGGATTGGGAAAAAAGGTATAAAGACTCACAGAGAGGAGCTCAACAAATGAATAGTGAGCTCAAATCTTTGAAGCCTTTCTTACCAGTGCTTAATGCAATGAAACAAGATAGTGGACTTGTGCAGCATGTGCGTGATTATTTTGAAGGTGGTGGAACTCCAGCAAAGAGCGTACAGGAAAAACTTGGTTTACCCGAGGATTTCGTGTATGATCAACAAGAAGCTGTAGAAGATCCAAAATCGGACTCTGCTAAAGTGTTTAATGCACATATTGATTCTATGGTTCAAGGACGAGTTAATCAAGTTCTTAACCGAGAGAAGCAAAAAAATGCTCAAAGTCAAAGGAAGGTTGCCTTAAAGCAACAAGAAATTGATTTTAAGAAAAAACACAATATGTCAGATGAAGATTTTGGAAGATTAGTTAATAAGGCTAAAACACATATTTTGACATTAGATGATATTCATTATTTAATTAATAGAGATCAGGCTAATCAAAATGTTGCTAATTCAACTAAACAAGATATGTTACACCAAATGAAAACAGTTCGCGATATACCTGCTAGTGCAAGTGGAGCCAACAGCCAAGGAGAGCCTGAATCATTAGAAGATAATGTATTTAATGCTCTGCTTGATACTGATGGAAATATAGATGACTTGTTCGGATAGGTAAAATTTAAAACTTCCTATTCGGATTTAATTAATAACGAAAAGGAGGTAACTGAATGTCTTCATTTAATGGCGATTTAGCTCAGTTATCGAATCTCGGAACAACGGATGTTGATGGTAAAGGTCCTGGCGCGGGCTCCAGTTTAAATACTGGTGATCTGCGTAGAAAGTATAACTTTGGCGATAGAGTGTCAGAGTTAGCCATACCGCAAGATCCATTCTTTAGATTCGTATCAAAGGTCTCCAAGAAACCTACAGACGATCCTCAGTTTAAATGGACTGAGAAACGTGATTCTTGGCATAAAAGATACGCGTATCCTACAGCTTTCAGTAATGATAATTCAACTTGGGTAGAAAATCAATCAAGTAATCAAACTACTCAATATGATAAATATGAAACTGCAGGAAATGATGTATATATTAAAATGGCTACAGATTATAAAAATTCTGGAAATATCCAGTCAGTTTATAACAATACAGCCTCAGACGTGACAATTGGAGAAGACGGTACACAGCCTAAATTCTTCTTACCTGGTCAATTAGTTAAGATTCCATTTTCAGCTAGTGCAGCTGGAGCAATGGGTTCTTATTCTATTGTTAAGGTATTAGAAGTTACAGAGCAGGATGAGGCTACTTCTCCTCCAACAGCTCATACGCATGGTGAAGCAGTAATTCTAAAAGCTAAGGTAGTTAAAACTAAAGATGCTGGTGATGATTATTTCGCTGGTCCTTTAGGTGTTAATACTCCTGTAGGTGATGCTACAACAGCAACATCTGTTGCAGGTGCATCTGCTGGTGCTGGTTTAGAAGCTTCAAGATGTTATGTTGTTGGTACAGCTCACGATGAAGGTTCTGGTTATCCTGAAACATGGAAAGATCAACCTTACTCAACAAACTATGGTAGAACTCAAATATGGAAAACATCTATGGCAATGACTAATACAGCCAGAGCTACAGTGTTGAAATATGATTCAAACGAGTGGGCTAGAGTTTGGAAAGAAAAGTTGGTTGAGCATAAATGGGATATTGAAAACTCATTATTATTTGGTTCTCAAAGTGATACATATTATACTACACAAGGTGCAGTAGATTATATATTAAACTATGGTAACCAGTTCAGTTTAGACACAGCAACTAAAACAGCTGATGACTTTTTAGATGACATGTCTAACTATTTAGATCCTCGTTTTAACAATAGTTCAGCTAATGTATTTTTTGTAAGCACTGCTGTTTACAATTGGATGCATAAATTAGGTGGATACTTCAAAAATAATCTTGAATTATCAACTAACTTTAGAGCTGACTTTGCTATGACAGGAAAGAAAAAAGTTCTAGGTATAGATATTACTACATTCTCAACACCTTATGGTGATATGAATGTTGCAAGAAATATTCACTTAGATGGTACTCATATTAAAATGCTAGGTATTAACATGAAGTATGCTTCGTATCGCCCTCTAGTAGGCAACGGTGTTAACAGAGATACATCTGTTTATGTAGGTGTACAAACACTTGAAAACAGTGGTATTGACCGAAGAGTTGACTTAATCTTAACAGAAGCTGGTATGGAATTCAGTATGCCTGAATGCCATGCTATCTGGACATAAGGAGGTTAATTATGGGAAATCCAATGTATGGACAAAATAAATCAGATGGTGCTTTAGAGCACTGGATCAAAACCTTAAATGCTCAAAAGAAAGCTGATAGTCCAGATCAATTACAATTTCAAGTATTTGAAACTGTAGTACCTGCACAGGGAACCGATGATGTTACTTTTGCTGATACAATCGATGTTGTAGAAGTTTGGGGTGGCTACTGTGAAGTATCTGGTGCTAACGGTGACTTTGAGTTTGACTTAGGTTATACTGGAGCTACTAATAACTTTATTGATGATATCGGTGGTGGTCGTAATGGGCTATATGCTGTAGATGCAGATTATTTAGCTAATGCTGAAGATGTTATTTTAACATTAACTTCAAATGCATCAACATCTGCTATTACTGTCAAAATAGCTTTATTGACAGTTAAACCAGTAACAGGTTAAGGAGGTAGCTGATGGGACAAGCTGACGGAAAATACTGGATAGCGAATAATCCAAATAGTCAAGTTACTGATGCGGAGGCACAAAAAGTAGAAGAGTTATCTGCTACAAGTATATCTGTAGCTGAACTTAATCTACTTGATGATATGGTAGCATCTGTATCATTTAGTGTTGGTTCTGAATCTACTGAAGCAATAACAGTTAGCTGTCAGTTCAAAGATGCAGCTGGAGCAGATATGACTTCAGCTAGATGTTTGAGAGCTTACTTATCGGCAGATTCTGCAGGTCAAACTGCATCAAGTGCTTCTGGTTTAACTGTAACTTCTGGTACTGATGGGTTAACTCAAGTATCAGTTGATGCTAACACCATTAACATGTTATGGTTGACTAGTGAAGCCGATGGCGATGTAGACGTAGTTATTACAGACGCTGATGGTGGGTCAACAACTAACTATTTAAATGTGATAACGCCTGATGGTAAAATACATACCAGCGGTGCAATTACATTTGCTTAGTAAGTAATGGCTAAACAGTAAATAAAAAATGGACCTGCCCTTTCCTTAGGGATATTCTCTCCCCGTAGGAGAGGGTGGGTTTCATATAGGAGATAGATGGCAGATTTTAAAACACAAATAGCAGGTTTGACAGATATAGCGATTAGTGCTAGTTCTAGTCCTACTCAAGACGAAGTATCTCAATTTCTGGTAGATGGTACTGTTGAAGTAATTAATAGAATTACTCAATTTAAGCCTTATGATTTGGTTAAATTTACTGATACTACAGAGGATGAGTCTGGTAGTGGTATAACAGTTACAGGACAGGTGTTAAGTGTTGTGAGAGAACATGATAGTGCAACAATACTAAGAAAATGCGATGCTATCGATCCTAACCTTAGATATGAAGCTTCGAATATAGATAGTTTGCATTATAGATCTAAGCATAAACCTGGATATTATGTACTGAACGGTAAACTGCAGACTGTTCCTGCAGCAGCTACTAGTAATAATAGTGTTTTTGTTACACAGACTTCATATGCAACTAATACTACTTATGAAAGCACTAGTATCGATAATTTTCCAAAAGAATATGAATATTTAGTAGTTTTAAATGCATCTATGAAATCTCTGTTAAATGCAATGGGAGCAATGCATGCTAGTTTTGCGTCAGGTTCTATAAAGACAGCATTTACAAATGCAAATACTGCTATAGATAGATTGGCAGATAATATTTACAATAATGTAGATAATTATGATGCGGGGGTAAAAAGATTTAAGCAAGTAAAAAAAGCAATGGATAATGCTCTTAAGATGTTTGATGGGGGATTTCCTACTAAGAATACAGATGTAAGATCATTTATTGCACAAGAAGATCCAGAGATGATTGAGAAGACTTTAACTGCTATTTCTATTGAGCTAAAACAAGCAGAGATGGCTTTAACAGAAATGGCTCAGATAACTGATATTCCAATTAAAGAAGCGCAAATGCATTTAGCTGAAATAACTTCTAGATTAGGGGCTGATCAACAAGAGTATACATGGTATAATGCTCGATATACATCATTAAAGCAGGAGTATGATACAGCATTTTCATTAATGGCTCCTAGGTCTGAGCCTCCTGCACAACAACAAAGAGCAAGGAGAGGTTAGTGAAAGTAAAAGAATTAGCTGAAAGAGTAGGAATGGATATACCTACTGGTAGATTACTGGCATATATTAAAGATGGTTTAATAGAGATGAATACTATTACTGAAACACATATTGAAACTGAAAGAATTACTATTAATAAAGACCAAAGATTTTACGATTTACCAGGCAATCTTATCCAATTAAAGGATGTAAGATGTAAAAATCATTTAAACACTCAAGATGAGTATCGTAGTATCCCAAGAGGAATCGGTAATATAACTAATAAGGATGCTGATGGGATTTAATCTATTAAAAGTTATAGGAGTATAGATGGCAAAGCAAAGAGAATATGCGTATCAAATAAAAGGTAATAAACTATCTATAATAGAAAAGGATTTTAGCACTACTGACGGATTGAACTATGTTTATTCAGGGACTGCTGGAGATGGTATTACAGATGATATCCCATCGGGTTCTCAATTATTTAAGAGTCCTTTAGATACAATAACTAATGGTATTGAGATAGAATATTCGTATAGCCCTGAATGGAGTGTTCAACCTTATAGTGAGTGGGGTACAGGTAAACTGCTATTTAATGGATGGACAGTTGTAGATGGATATTTAACCTTATTAAGATCTTATTATGAAACGGATAGCTTTACTACAGATAGTCATATATTAGTGACAGGCTCTGATAGATGGAATGGTATACATAAGGTTAAAGAAGTACAAGGTCATTATCCTGCAACCACTAATATTAATCATGGTGCATTGCAAACATATACTAGGGTAAATCAATCTGTTAAGTATTTTACTGAACCAGTTAATTTTGTCGGTGGGGCTGATCACCAGATTAGTGGTATATTAGCAGGACATACAGGGATGTTTTCTTCAGGCGATGTTGTTTGGATATCTGGATCAGATGCTGGCAGTGGACTTACTTGGAATAATGGTCTCTTTATACTTCCAACATTTGCCGATGGTGCTACTGTATGGGATATGACTGAAGGTGCTAGCATTATAAAAGTGGCTAATAATTACGATATAACTGAGACTGTTGATGAAAGTGTGACTATTGACAGCGACACATCAACAACTATTTATTGTTATGAAGCATTTAGAGACCCTGGTATGACAGTATTTAAAGATGTAGACGTATTAAATGATGAGGATGATACGATAGATTTGCCGCCATATTTAAGTAGAGCATTAGTCTATTATGTTAAAGCTAAAGCGGCAGAGGATACTATGCAAATAGATGTTAAAGAATATTTAATGAAAGAATTTAGAAAGATGGTGGAGAAACATGAGAATTCAAAAATAGCTGGTCCAAGAAGGATTATGCCAGGAGTAGGAGCAATAAGATAACAATAAACAAGCCCATTCACGCACAGCCAGTGCTTAGGGCAGGAGGTAGATATGGCAGGAAATAGAAGAGGATTACATGCATATAGTGTTCAGGAAGCACAGAATGCAGGATTAGGTCAAGCAGGTTCAGTATTTTTAGATACTGACGCCACAACATTCACCCCAACATCAGGAGTTATAGTAGCTATTACAATGCTAACTGATTGTCAATTTGATACATTGACAGCAGAAGGTGGCGTTGGAAATTTCATCAATACAGCTGGAGCAGGTTATGAAAGCGCAGGGGATACGTATACATCTTCAGACAGTATACCTGCAGGAGTTACTATTTATGGAAGATGGACTAGTGCATCAGTTAATACCAACGGTCAAATGTGCATATGTTATGTAGGTTAATTATATGTTGAGCTTAGCAACTTCTGTACAAACTAATAAAGGTTATGCTACTGGCGAAAAGAATCGAGAGAGATTTAATTTGCCAATAGCTAATACAGCTGGAGCATATGATAATAGTCCTGTTAATAATCCTGTAGGATTTAATGGCTATAATTATATTGGAGGATTTGACAGTTCTTTGCAGTATACTAATTTTGTAGATGTTAATGCATCTAAGTCTAATCCAGAAGTGTCTGGTTCTAAGGCTTTAAGGGTTACTGCTAGTGCTACTAATGGATATACTTATGTTTGGATTAAAACTCTGCCAAATATTTCATATACTTTTAGTATTGACATTGTTGGCGTCGGATCTAGTAATGCTGCTGTGGTAATGATAGGTACGTCAGCAGCCAATACTACATATTATAGTAGTGGAAATGTTGGCAGTCCAGCTTCAAAATCAGTTACATTTACTCCAGCAGAAACTAGTGTTTGCTTAACGCTTTTATCAAAAGGTAATACAAAAACTGCTGATTTTGATAATGCAAGTTTTAAAAGAGCGTGATGATGGAGGATACTTTAAAAACAATTGGCACTAGTACAGGAACATTAATGGTTAATTTTTGGAACTTAGTACCAGATATATTAGGAGTAATATTAATTATAATGAACATATTATATGTGTATTATAAAATTCAAAAAGTAAAATAGGAGAGAGTAATGTCGAAGAGAGAAACTGGCGTAGTAAAACGTGCGATTGCTACCCCAGATAAGCATTTCCCATTAGCGGATATGCCAGCAATAAAAGCACTATGTGGAGCAATTGAAATAGTTAAGCCAGATATATATATAGATCTGGGAGATGTAGGAGAGTGGTCAGCATTCTCGCATTGGAAATGGAAAAGGAAGAAAGCTCCACCATTGGAATATTTAATTAAAGACTTTGACAAAGATGTTAAAGCAGTTAATAAAGGTATGGATGTCATTGATGAAGCATTGGATAAAGCAGGTTGTAAGGAAAAGCACATCACTGAGGGTAACCATGATGATTGGCTTAATATGGCTGTGGAGAAATATCCTTACATTCCACAGTACAAATTTGCTAATGCTGTCAAGTTGGCTGATAGAGGATATAAATATCATCCTTTTGGCAAGCATTTAAAAATAGGCAAGCTATACTTTTATCATGGTCATCAATATGGTGGTCAATATCATACAGCTAATCATTTAAGGAAGCTTGGATGTAATATAATGTATGGTCATTGGCATGATTTGCAGAATATGACTGCAACCCATATGGATGGTCCAAAGGCAGCATGGAGTATTGGGTGCTTGAAAGATATGAAAGCAGAAGCTAATCAATGGTTGTCTAATAGAAGAATAAATTGGGCCCATGCATTTGCTATAATAGACTTTTATGGTAGGGGGCTATTTACGGTAGATGTAGTACAAATTATCAACGGTAAATGCTGTGTATGGGGGGAAATGATAGATGGGAATAAATAATGGATCCTATAGCGATATTACAAGAGTTTGGTTTTCCAGTGTTAATAGCATTATCTTTAGGTTATTTACTTTGGAAGCAACAACATTGGATACAAGATGAGTTAATAGAAGAGCTTGAAGAGAAGTTCAAACGTATCGAAATGATAATAATAAAGCTAATTGATCAGCAAAAGAAAATGCAGATTGAACAAAGAGGTATATTGAAATCTTATCAATCATTAGTGAATATCGTAACTAAGTTAATGAAAAAGGAGGAGTAATGGGTTTTTTGGATGGAGTAAAAGATAACATAATAGATGAAGTTTTTAATGAGGAACTTCAAAAAGAAGTAGTAGAAGCATTAAATGAGAATATAGATATACCTTTTCTTTCTGAAAAGACAGAAGAGAAAATATTAAATTCTTTATATGATACAGTAGAAGGTGTTATTAAAAATGCGATTAAAAAGAAATTATAAAGATAAACGAGATATAGATGGCGAGGGTAAAGTTAAATTTTCGTACTTAAAGAAAAAAGGAAAGCATAGACGTGCCAAAGTCAATACTACAAGTAAAACAATTTGAAGGTGGATTAATTAATCATTATGATCCTCGCGATATTCCTGAAAATGGTTTATCTGAAGCTGTAGGTGTAATGTGTGATGTTCCTGGCAAGGTAAGAACTATGGGAGGCAGTAATACACACGTAGATATTAATAGTGGGGACGAATTTACAGGGGGTACATTTAAACCAGGATTTGGTTTATTTGCTTTTAATGCAGATTTTAATCTAGATTATAATCCAGTACCAGATGAAGTAGAGACGAAATTCCTTGCTATACAAAGCTCTAAGACGATTACTATTTATGATTCTAGCACTGGTACTATGATACCAAATCAAATAAATCTTAGTCTCGATAGTCTTAGGATGTCTAAGATTGCATGTATTTTTTATTATGTAGATGGATGTTTAAGGATATCTGATGGTAATGTTAGTGATCCAAAAGGAGCTGTAACTGATGCTACTAGGAGCTTTCAATATATCTCTAAAACATGGTTTAAAGGTCTATTAAATTATGTTATTCCAAGTAAGTGGTGGGATACAACCTCGTATATATTCCCTCCTAGTTGTTTAGCAGATGGTAGTGGTCAATTATCTGGATCTACTAGTTATGGAGCAATAAGCCCTTCTTCATCGCATAATCCTAATACTTTTGGAGTTTTATCTGAAGGGAGTATTCATATTGAAGTTGCTGATGGTGGGGACGGAGGAGAGTTTCAAGGGAGTGGAGGTTTAGAATTCGGATGCTCCTTTATGTATGCGGATGGTCAGGAGTCCCCAATTACACCATTTCTAAATAATAGCGGGGCTCATTTAAGTGTCAATACAAGTGGCTATGGTGATAACCATGCAATGAAATTTAAAATTACCGTTGGTCTAGGAGGGTCATTTAATGAGGAGGCTACTGATACAGAGGCTCAAGCTTTAGCTTTTGACCCTAGAATTTCAGGCGTTAATTTATATATAACAGGAGATTCTCTCGGGAATTATGACGATCCTTTATATATGGCAAATTGTTTTTTTGGCGATAACGATAATGATGCTAAATTTGTATCGCATGATGGGACAGAGGTAACAACATTTACTGCCGTGGATTGCGCGGGATTTACTGGCACTAGCGCGAAGTCTGACTATTTAACCATTAAAAAACTTCCATCTATAACATATGAATTACGAACTGGCGTTTCTCATGGAGAAGAGACAACTGCAGCTAGATATGCAGCGGCTTGTGTTGTTAATCGAAGAGCCTATATTGGTGGCGTTAAAAGGGTTTTATTTAAACCATTCTCTTTGCATGATGAATCTGCAACTGGAAATCTTGCAAATTGCTTAAAGCAATGTGAGTTTTCTTTAAAATCAGTTGAAGCGGATAAGATGCTTATATCTCCACTTAATGCTTTTGATACATTTCCTGCTCGTAATTTTATCGACGTCGCCATTAATGATGGGGAAGAGATAACAGCATTAGTTCCTTTTGCTGATCGAGTTTTACAGTTCAAGAATAATAATTTATATATTATAAATGTATCGCAAGATTATGAATATTTAGAATCTGAAAATAAATATATGGGAGTCAATTATCCTTACCAAATATGCTTAACTGAATTAGGAGTAGCATGGGTAAATAGTAATGGCTGCTATTTATATGACGGTGAGAAGATAACAAATCTTATATTAGGCAAATTAAACCCTACTGACGAATCTAGTAGTCTTAGTCCTGCATGGAAACAGTTTATTGGAGAGAATGGAGTTATAGGTTATATATCAGAATTAAAACAGTTAGTTATTTTCGAAGATCCAGCTACTGCAACAGAGCATGAAGTGAATACTAGGTCAGGTGCTTGTATGGTTTTTGATTTAATGACTCAATCATGGACTAGAGGTGAAAATAAAATAGAAATAGGCCCTAAGTCTAATTTAGTATCTAATTATGATGATTCACTTATGTATATTGCTCAAATTGAGACGGGAACATCCGAGAGCATTAATACCACTTTAGCTATACCTCAAGGGTTGGGAGAGGATGGCCGATGGTTTATTTATCAGGTTGATAATAATTATACAGATGTTGATAACTTTAAGTTAACAATTGGCTCGACTGATATTACAAATACATTTAGTTATCCTGAAGAAGCACAAGCAGGCGAAACTTTCAGAGATTGTTTGACACGTCAGATTAATGAATATGTTAATCAAGATGTAGAAGGAGGGGACGAATTGATTCCTGACGCAGATCCTGGTTCATCAGCATATGTGATTATTAGACCAAGATCGAAAATATTATCAACAGACCCATACAACGGTAATGATATGACTATCACAGGAGGCCCGACAGCAGTAGCTGTTCAAATTACTGCTGACGAGTATGATAAGAAGGGTTGGATAACAACATTCTTCGATAGAGATTGGTCTACTTGGATCGATGCACTTCCTTCCTCCAATTGGCCAGAAAATCCTCTTGAAACTCAATGCTTAAATGTCGGGTTAATTGATTATAGGCCTCAAGATAGATATGAGCAACCTCCATATCCAGTAATAGCATATCATTGCTCGATTGATATGTTATATATAGGCACGGGAGCAGTAGTGTATTCAGGAGAGCCTAGCGCGACTACTTATGGAATGGCTCATGGAACTGGAGATCCATATCTTTATTTTAACGAGGATGGCACGACCTCTTTTCAAAATCCAGGTCGATGCTATATAAAAATTATGAGAGCAGATAGTGGCACTATAGGACCATCTGGAGCGAATTATTTTCAATTTGATACATTTACAGGCCCTTGGGAGCATATGCAAGCACATGCGGGAATGCCTTATATTAATTTAGATATATCTGATGGATATTCAGGTGTTGACCAACTTTTTAAAGAAAGATATTACCCTTTAGCAAATATGGGCTTATCTTATGCTTTTCAGAGCGGAGACCAATTTGTAAATACAATACTCCCTGGTATTGTTATGAAGTATCCAATAGAGGAATATGGATGGACTTTAAGGTCAGATGGTATAAATGGTACTACAGGGGTTGAGCTAAATATGGATGATTTAAGTACTATTGGCATGGCTAATAGTAATCATTGGTACAATATATCAGATAATACTCCAGGAAATGACTATCTTCCATCTGATAATTATTATTCAGACTTGCAATGGACAGTCCCGTCTGTAGTTTTTAGAGCAACCGCAACCAAACTTGTTATTAGTGTTTTAGGTCAGAGGACAGAAATTGCAGGATCAGAGACTGTAACATTATCTGGATGCACTCAAAATGCAAATAATAAATCATTTTTAGTACATTCAGTGGAATATATGCAACCAATGTCAGAAATTCCTGCAGCTGGTTGGTTTGGACCCGCTGGTGACACCCCTGTCGGAATTCCTATAGAAAATTGGGGCGATCATGGTTACATAACAATTATCACTATATTCAAATCGGATCAGGTTGGTACGACTTTTTCTGAGTGGGAGGATCTTGCAACATATGGAGATACTGCAACAGTTACATTTACTATGGGTGACACTCAAATGTCCACTAGTCATATAGAAGGGACAGCGCCAATAAAACCTGAATGGAATATTTTCCCTCTTCGCAATGGCGCAATTAGTGAAGATATTATATATCAATTGCTTATATCAGCTCAGAATGGCACTGATTATTCAGAGACATATATTACTGATGGTGGGTCTGGTGATATAGCTATAACAGATCATTTCAATGACTTGTTATCAGATTATTATCCTAGCGTGATTAGTCATGCACATTTGGCTACAGTGCCTAAGTATCAATGGGAGGATAGTACTCAACCGCTGCGAACTTTTAATTTTTCAAGTAGTGGTACGGTAGTGAAAATACCAGGTGATTGGACCGCTACTTCTTCAGATGCAGAACAAAGAAACTATATATATGAGGGTTTAATTTTCCGTCTTTCTTCTGCTAGTCTTGGAGATTTTTCACAGCGTAAATATCGAATACATACTATAGGCGCTTATGATGGTACTCATACTCCCCTTACTATCGCTACTGATGCGACAGGTCCTGGTGGAGGCACTGCTGGTAATGATGGATTGTCGTCACAAATGATTGATGCTGATGGTGCATTATCAGGAGATCATGATAACATGTTTATGAGGTTTTATAATTCAATTAGAGTAGTTGGTTTGCAGCCTTGGCTGGGTTCTTTTTTAAGCATAACAGGATGGGTTATACGAGCTTTAGGAGTTAGTCAATTTCAAAATGCTTATCATGGTAACACAGATTCAGATTCTGCTCCGATAGAAATTATTACTAGAGATTTTGATTTTGGCAATCCATCTACTATAAAAGCTTTTTATAAAGTAATTATAACATATAAGTCTACTTCTGATATTAAAATTGCTGGTTCTATGGATGGCAATCATGCATTTACCGTAGAGCTAGGAGATTATTATGCTTTTGGAAGAACTTGTTTGCCTGCTTCTTCTGAATGGAATACTGTTGAATTGTATCTAGCTGGAGGCGCGCACTCTGACATGCAACGGCTACCTGTAAAAGGCAGGTCTTTCCAAATTAAAATAGGGTCTAAAGCAGATACTCCAGAGAATTATATTGCAAACTTTGAACTCAATGATATATCTGTAGTTTACAGGGAATTATAATGGCTAAAGATAGTTTATTAAATCAACCTAGAATTGATAAGCAAAGAATTTTAGAGCATAAAAAAGGGTTTAGAGTAACCAGTGGGGAAGGAGTCCCGTTAAATACTGAGGGAAATAATGGAGAGTTAACTTTGCGTATTACTAGATCGGGATTAAAGTTATTCTGCAAGTTTAGAAATCATTGGTATGTTATTGGGGAGCAGTCTTTAAAGTTAGCTAGTGGTAGTGATGGAGATGTATCTGGAAGTGAAAGTCAAGGAACTACAACTATTAATTCGAGGACTGGAGATTTATTGATGGGTGGTATAATTAATATGGCTGGCTCTTCATCCAGGTCTGGGAGCAATAGATTACAAGGAGGCTACGATCTAAAAAGTGATACAGCATTATCAAATGAAATTAATGCTACTGGATACCGAGGAAAGGGATTGAGATTTCAAAGTTTAAATGACAATCTGTATATTGATGATGTTCATGCTATACTTGAAGCTACTAAAAAATTGTATCTTGATGGAGGTACTGAAACATATATACATGAAGTATCTGCTGATAAATTAGAATTAGTAGTTGGTGGAGACCAAATGCTTACTCTTGATGAAGCAAATCAAAGAGTAACAATAGAAGCAGATAAAATTTCATACAAAACAGTAGGTGGTACTGTAAAGGAATTTTCTCCTGCCGATAGTGCTTATGCAGGCATGATACTTGGATATACATCTGTTGGCGTTGGTGTAACGACGGCAACTTATGCAGTTACTAATGCGTGGGCAGTAGTAAATACTCATTTTCGTATTGAATTTGTTGCTCCTCCTAGCGGTAAGGTTGAGATTTCATGCACTGTATTTGACGATCCTGCAGGAGCAAGGCCTCTTTATCTTGGATTGTCTGATAATACAACTTACAATAGAGTAAGTGCTAATTATGAAAATCATGTTTTAAGTCCAGATGGGACAGAAGAGCAGCAGATTAGTCATTCATGGACAGTAACTGGGCTGACTGCAGGAACGCAATATACATATTATTTAGGGGCTAAATCAAGCCATAATAGTTTTCATGTATTAAAATGGGGTGGTGGAGCAGATGAATATGGTCCATTTATATTTAAAGCAACAGCATTACCAGCAACAATATATGACGGTACTTAAATAATTATTGCATATGTCAAGAAAATAGTGTTATATTGCCACAATATTATATTTAAAATTTAGGAGTTATCATGAGTAGATATCAAGGAAGATCCAGAGCTATGCTAAATCAGGCTATAGCAACATCTAGAAAAGAAATGCTAGATGAATATGAAGAATTAATGAAGTCCAATGAGACAGCAAGAGAAGGCTCTATGTGGGGAAGGTTAATTGGAGGAGTAGGATTACCTCTATTAGTTTCAGCGATAGCAGGAGGACCAGTAGCATTGGGATATATGGCTCTTGCAGCAGGAATTGGAAGTAGAGCGGGTTCTGAAATTGGCGAACATACTGAAGGAAAATTGCTCGAAGGAGGTCTAAAGTTTCAAACTGGTGGAGTAGAAGAAGATTTGGATTTAGGTACAGGTTTTGGAACTGCTACCTTAGGAAGGGAATTAGAACAAGATGTAGCAGATAAATGGACAGGATTTGATACTAAGCAATGGACGGATGCTGCAACAGATACAGCAACAGCATTTATAGCTGGTGGTGGAATGGGAGCTGCTGGAGGAGATGCTTGGGCAAAATCGTCTGGAGTCCTAGATTACATGAATACAGTAGCGCTAACTCCATATAATTTTAATCCATTAGGGTTGATACCAGCTGGTAGCTCTGCATGGGATTCGTATAAAATGATGCAGGAAGACAAATAAGTTGAGTTATTCTTTTAATCAATATATGGAAGATCTCGGGGGGACTGGGACAGGTCAAATGGATTGGTATGCAGGAGAGCATGCATTTGGCACTGAAGCTGATACTCCAGCTTGGACTGATTCTATGGGTGTTCAGCATGGTCAAGAAACTTACCAGGGATATGGTCTTCAGGATTTATGGAATTTACATGGAGGTATAATAAATTTATTCCACCAACAACATCCTGGAATAAGTTATCAAGGTTTTGAATATGATCCAGATCCAGCTCTTGGTAACTACTGGGAACAAATCGTTGATTATTACGAATCTGGTGGTGGACTGTCTGGTAGTGATGCCCCAGATTGGCTGCCTCAATATATTCCTGAACTATATGACCCTTCTGAATCTGGTGAATCTGAAACTAGGGAATTATATCATTTAGGCTATAAAGAACATCAAGCAAAACAAAAAAATTTAAGAACAACTACTAGGGGAGAGCTACGTAAAGCTCGAAATATAACTGGACATGCAGGATTTGCTGGTGGTGGAAGAGCTTCTGAAGGTATACTGGGAAGATTAAAACAAATGAATTTATCTTCTCAAGGATTAACAGCTGACTGGAGAGCGCAAGCTGCAGGGTACACACAAGATATTATAGGATCTAGGATGTCATATGTAGATAGTTTGTGGGATACATACAATACATATACTGCTGGATTAGGAGATGATCACGTTCAGCCAGATATTGATTGGGATGCATGGGAGCAACAATATGGCTAATCAATATTTCGAAGATTTATTTCTCTTTGACTCAGATGTTGGTGATTCTTCGACATGGGGTCCTTCTGGAATCTTATCTGATGCTCCTGATTTAGATGAATTAACCTCTCAATATCTCACAGCGGATTCATATGACGAGATACAGCAATGGAAACAAATGATGGATCCTTATAATCCTATTTTGCAGAATTTGATGAAAGAAGAGACGGAATTTGGAATGCGAAGTGATGCTATAGATATATCTTTGACTCATTTAGAAGCTTTAGAATCGAAAAGAAGTATGGACTATCAGTCTCCTGGGTTTGAAGGTTCAGGCACATATTTATCTCAACAGGAAGATATTGAAGATGCATTTTCCAGCGAGGTTGAGTCAGCAATAGCAGGGATACAGAAAAAAGCTATAGCTGGTACGGAACGTATCAAGAATGAGCAGCGAAAGTATGTAGATGATCTGTGGAATGAATGGGATTATTTTGTGCAGACTACTGATTTAGATACTGTTAGTGAACCTTATTATCATACTTGTGAAGAATCAGGGCAGGTAACATGTTGGGATGGATCATGTCGAGCTAGTGAAGAAGCTTGTAATGAAGCAGAAAGCGATTGGGAGGATCAACAAGATTTAGAGGATGGAAGTGTAGGATGCTATGATGATAATGGGAACCCTGCTGAATGTCATTTTAATGATTGTTATTATCCATGCTGTGATCAACAAGGTCAAGAAATTAGTTGTTGGGGGCTCGATGGCCCCAACCCTGTTGTTTGCCCAGACGGAACAGTCTTAAGCCAACCAGCGGATATGTCAGATTGTCCTGCAACAGATGATTTTGATCCTGATGATGACGAGCAAGCTAGTTGTTATGATAATTAT